CGTATACTATTATTGTTCATTGTTTATCTACTTTGTGATTCTTTAATTACAGAAAAATCTGGGTATTTCGGTACCTGGATTTTTTTTTGTCAAAAAAAGTTCAACTTTTTCGAATAAAACGCTTGCATATTACCCGGTAATATGTTACAATAAAGAAAATAAAGAAATGGACAATGTCCTGGAGGTAAAGAAATGAAAGTAAATTTCAACGAACTTGTAAAAGGTACAATCCTTTTGAACAAACGCAACCGCAAAGAGTTTAAAGTAGTATCTTTAGACGAGAAGGAACAAAAGGTCGAACTATTGAACATTAGCAGCGAAGAGACTGTTAAGGTTTCAAAAGCTACCTTTGAACGTTGGTATACAGTTCAATCCGTGCCAGAAAAGGAAGAGCCTAAGGAAGAACCTAAAGTAGAAGCTAAACCTACTGCAGGTCCAAAGGTTTCAAAACGTACAAACCGCCGTCCTCGTCCTACTACTGTCGTAGTTGTAGAAGCTATTGACAAGAAGGACGATAAGGAAGTCGTAGAGATTAAGGAAAAACGCAAGAACGCAAAGAGTGGGACTCCTAAGTCCGACACCGTGCTATCTTTGACTAAACAACTTGAAGACCGCATTGCACATGACTTCCCTGCATCTCGTCGCGGAGTGACTCAATCGTTCATTAAGTACGCTCACCAATACAACTTTGTGAAAATCTTCCAAACTAAGTCAAAAATCCGTATCAACGTCTTGTCACGTGCAATGCCTGAAGAAATGAAAGCTCAACTCGACCGAATTGTCCCTGCGAAATACGGCTGGCCAATTGACGGATTCTTTACTATTAGACGGGAAGAAGACTTGGATACTGCGATGGAGTTGATCGCATACTCAGCGAAAGGAGCTAAGGGTTGATCGAACTAAAAATCGAAAAATCCCGTATGCACAAAAAAGGAAATAGTATTTACATTTCTATCCCAGACGTAAACGATAAGGAAGACGAGGAGCTACTAGGTACGCAGCTATCCTCGCTTCCTAAAATCAAAGAACGAGGCTATAATTATTTTGAGGTACCTATTAGATACTTCCAAGATGTTTTACACGCTTTGGAGTATTGGGATTTAGAAATCATTGGCGAAGTTCCAAAAGATGTTCAATCCTACATCGACAGTCGAAATCGAATTGTAGAGGCTACGCCAGGTGAGTTCAGTTACAAGACCGAACCTTTTGAACATCAAGTAGAGAGCTTCGACTACGCCAAGGAGCATCCTTGCTTCCTTTTAGGTGATGAACAGGGATTAGGAAAAACTAAGCAAGCTATTGACATTGCCGTCAGTCGTAAGCACGAGTTCAATCATTGTTTGATCGTTTGTTGCGTGTCAGGACTGAAATGGAATTGGGCTAAAGAGGTCGAAATCCATTCGAACGAACAAGCTCACATCATTGGTAGCCGGGTAAACCGCAAGGGTAACCTTACTATTGACGGAGTTCAAAAACGTGTAGAGGACTTGCTATTAGACCATAAGGAGTATTTCCTTATCACTAACATTGAAACTCTACGGGATAAGTCATTTACTTCGGCGCTGAAGGAGTTGACCAATACTGGCGAAATAGGTATGGTCGTAGTAGACGAGATTCATAAATGTAAAAATCCTACTAGCCAACAAGGGGAGGCCTTACATTCATTGAACAGTTTCTACAAGATCGGGCTTACAGGTACTCCACTACTGAACTCACCTGTAGATACCTACAACATTTTAAAATGGCTAGGAGTAGAACGTCACTCCTTTTCATCGTTCAAAGAACGTTACTGCGTCCTTGATAATTTTGGACAAGTAACAGGCTACCGCAACTTAACTGAATTGAAAAATTTAGTGATGGACAATATGCTTCGGCGAACCAAGGAACAAGTTTTAGACTTACCTGAAAAGATTCGATCGACCGAGTACGTCGACATGAACAAGGATCAAGCTAAAATTTACAACGAGGTTCGAACAAAACTAATTGAAGACATTGACAAAGTCATGTTAAGTACCAATCCACTAGCAGAGACTATTCGACTGCGTCAAGCTACAGGTAACCCGGAAGTATTGACCACTAAAAAGGTCAAATCAGCAAAGTTCGAACGAGCCTTGGAAATTATCCAAGAATGTATAGACAACGATCAATCCGTCATTGTGTTCAGTAATTGGGAAAAGATTATCACTCCTTTTGCTAAACAAGCTAAGTCACTTGCGCCTTGTTATTTAGTAACAGGAGAGACGGACGATAAGTTCGAAGTCATTGAACAATTTACCAACGACAAACGCCCGGCTATTATCTGTGGTACTATTGGAGCACTAGGAACAGGGTTCACCCTAACTAAGGCGACGACCGTTATTTTCCTGGATAGTCCTTGGACTAAAGGGGAAAAGGATCAGGCAGAGGATCGAGCTCACCGCATTGGTGCAACTTCTACCGTGTCCATTATCACGCTAGTTTGTAAGGACACAATGGACGAGACGATCGAAGACATTGTAGCAAGTAAGGGCGAACTAGCCGACTATATTGTCGATGGTAAACCTCTTCGAAATAAATTGTCGAACGTCCTCGACATACTGCTACGGAAATAGGAGAAGATATGGCTTTTAGAAAACGATATAATGAACTAATGAAGGACACTAAACGCAAGATCGAAAGTTGTGACAAGTCTTGGACACCTATTGATCATTGTTTAGCGATACCTTCCTTACAAGACAGGTATACAAAGGAAGAACTTTGTACGCATTTAGATTGCAACCAAAAGGAACTGAAAAGGTTCATTCAACTGGACAAGCTACCAAGTCCGGAACAATGTAAGAAGATACGGAGGTTACTGAATGAAAGTAATTGATGGAGTTAAATACTACCGAATTTCGGAAGTATGCAAAATGGTAGAGCGTAGTCAAACGACTATCTCTCGCGTATGGTACGGCGCCGCAGAGTACGCAAAGGAAAATAATATTCATTTCCCGTTCGTGCTACCTAAGTTCCGTAACGATTTAGACCAAAAGCGAACTCGTTACTGGAGCGAGGAAGGTGTAGCGAAACTGATCAAGTTTAGAGACTCCCTAATGCCCGGTGATTTAGCGTTCTACAATCGCCAGCACATGTGGGGAGAACGCCAGCAAATTGCTAAAGAACGTAAAGAGTTCAAACAAGCAATGGAAGAGGTCGTAGATACAGACCTTAATGAACTAATGAAGGAGAAAATATAATGAGCGAAATTAAAAGTGAAAAAGAGTTCCTTGAACTACTTCCGGAACTTGCGCAAAATAACTACGAACTAGGGATCCTAAACAAAGCGGTCAAAAATGACAAAGAGCTAATCAAACAGTATATGCTTACCGAAGACATCGAGTCTGCAGAAGCCGACGGCTGGCAAGTGACTTGTTCCTCCACAACTAAGTCATCCATGGACGAGACTATGCTCATTAGCATTATCCAAGATTTGATTAAGGATGCAAAAGGTAAAGACAAGGAAGCTCTTCAAAATCTTATTGTAATGAAGCCAACAATCAATGAAGATTTATTAGAGGACTTGATCTATAACAAGCAACTTGACGCTGACGTGGTGAAGCCTGCTATTGTGGAATCCGTGTCCTATACGCTGCGATTTAAGAAGTCCAAGAAGAAGACGTCTAAATCCCGCAAAAATTCTTAATATTTCGTACCTATTTTCGCGTTTAACGTGGAAGTCATAGTATAACACTACGAGGAGAATTACATGGCAAGAGAGCGCATAAAATCGCGTACAATGGACACGCAAAATTCTAGTCTAATTTTAAAGGAAATTAAAAATACGACTAGAGGACTGTTTGGTAAGTCGGCTAGTTCGTTACCTCAACGAGATCAGGATTATCTGTTCGTCGGTAATCAACTAGCTAACTACCTAAGCGAAAAACAGTTCGAAGAAATAACGCTAAAACAAGTTAGTCACTTCTTTTTAGTTCAGTACCGTTTTAGGTTCAAACAGGATTGCATTGACTATAATTGGTTCAATTTTCAAAACACAATGAAAAAGCTAAAGGATTACCTAAGCGCCGACAGTTGGATCGAAGTATCTTACTTTTTATACATTAGTATTGAAAAAAGTATCGACAAAGTCTGTCCGCATGTTCCTAACCCAATTACCTTGTCCGTATTTAAAAGAACATGGCTAATTGAGGAATTATTAGACGGTAAACCAAAATTCTCAGGATTTTACTAATTTTTCTTAGGAAAATATAGACAAATTATAGATCTTTTTCGAACTGGTTTACAAAATGCTGAAATTTGGTGTATATCTAGTAAAAAAGACTTTTTTACAAAGTCATTTTTACAGCTGCTTTAGAGCAGCTTAGCAAGCTAGATATTCTTTCCCCCTTCGGTCCATATTATATACACTGAACTATATATGACTAAAAATAATTAAATAAAATGTAAAAAAAAACTAAGGGTGAACTGAACTATTTAGGAAGGATGAACAATGGATGTAAATGAAATATGGAAGAAAAAGGTTCGACAGTTATTAGAAGAGGCCGGGTTGCCGAAAAAATACTTCGAACCTCAAAAATTAGTTCCTAGGAACATGGACCACGAGGCTTGGAAGTGGTTGGAGGATTATAGGTCGAACGTCGTTGAAAATGTTCAAAAGGGATTGAACATTGTGATCACTAGCCCTATTGTTGGTAATGGAAAAACAAGTTGGGCGATACGGTTGTTACAACGTTATATCGCCGAAACGGCGCTGGATGGAAGATTAGTGACTAAAGGTGTTTTCTGTGTTAGTTCTTCCATGTTAGAGATCTTCGGCGACTTTGGTTACTTTGAAACTAGCGTCGAATTTTTTGACTACTTGAACCGCCTTAAAAATTGCGAACTATTAGTCATTGACGAAATAGGCTCCGGGCGTTTGACGCAAGTATCCTATAATCACTTCTATGATTTAGTGAACTATCGCGTAGACAATAATCTTGCTACTATCTATACAACCAATTACAATGATGCGCAAATTAAGGACGTATTAGGAGAAAGGTTATATAGTAGGATCTACGATATGGCTACCGTAATCGAGTTCGGCGCTTCAAATGTTCGAGGATATACACCTGAGGAGGTCACTAAAAATGAATCCGGATGAACGGTACCTAGTATTAGATGTCAACCGTGTTCCAATGATCTATAAAAATGTTCGGGGACAGGTTGTTAAATGTTGCTTACTAAAGCCTATTGAATCAATTCACTTAATTGATAGCTTACTGCTAACAAAAGCAGAAATTGAACAATACGACAAAAGATTATTAGATTTTGCCTACAATTATGAAAAGAGAGGTCTCTATGATTTGGAAGTACAAAAAGCGTTTGAACGATGATACGATTGTAAGAATTATCGGCGCCGTAGCTTGTTTAGCAATCGGCTTGTCTATTGGTTACCTACTAGGTAGCCCTAAGACTGCGAAGGTGGATCCTAATGTACGTCCCTACTACATTACCTTGGATGATACGGGAGCATGGCTAGGAGATAGTCCTGGACACAAGTTCTATCCATTGTATGATGCGCAGGGACATAGATTAGGAGGTAAAGTGAACAATGATTCAACTACAGGTACTGAATAAAGTCTTACAAGACAAGAGCCTTGCGTTACTGAACAATAACGGTATCACTAGCGAATACTTCAGTGACTACGGCCCTGAGTATGAGTTCATTATTGACCATTTTAAAGAATACGGAAATGTTCCCGACGATGAAACAATCCTCGAACAATTTCCTGGATTTGAACTACTGAACATTTTAGAAAGTGATCAGTACCTTGTCGACAAGATTAGGGAAGAACATTTATATGACGCACTTGTTCCTATACTGACGCAGGCTGCCGAGGACATGCAGACGGACTCAAGTATCGCAGTTTCGAACATTTTACCTAAACTAGAAAAACTGATCCAGCAATCCAAGTTCGTCGGTGGTATTGACTTGACCAAAGGAGCCTATGACCGTTTTAATTGGGCGATGGACATTGCTGAAAAAGCTGGTGACTTGCTGGGAGTACCGACAGGGTTCGAACTCTTGGACGATGTTTTAGGTGGGATGTTACCGGGCGAAGAACTGATAGTCATTGTAGGACGTCCTGGACAAGGTAAATCTTGGACATTGGATAAGATGATGGCTAGTGCTTGGAAGAACGGTCAGTCTGTACTACTATACTCCGGCGAAATGAGTGAAATGCAGGTTGGATCTCGTATAGATACTTTACTATCGAACGTCAGTATCAACTCCATTACCAAAGGAGTTTGGAACGATAAGGAGCTCCAAAAGTACGAAGACCATATTGAACTAATGCAAGAAAGTAAAACTCCGCTCGTCGTCGTAACGCCAATGATGATTGGTGGTCGTAACATGACGCCAGCTCTTTTAGACAGTATGATCCAAAAGTACAAGCCTAAAGTGGTCGGTATTGACCAGCTATCACTTATGAACGAGTCCGTGCCTAGTCGCGAACAAAAGCGTATTCAGTACGCTAATATTACCATGGACCTCTACAAGCTATCCGCGAAGTATGGGATCCCTATTGTGTTAAATGTTCAGGCCGGACGTGCAGCGAAGGACGGAACAAACGACACGATTCAATTAGAACATATCGCAGAGAGTGATGCCGTAGGTCAAAACGCAAGCCGAGTTATTACAATGCAACGGGACGAAGCTAACGGGATCCTAAGATTGTCCGTAGTGAAAAACCGGTATGGAGAAGATAACAAGACTATTGAGTACATGTGGGACGTGACAACGGGAACCTATACGCTTATAGGTTTTAAAAACGATGACGACACGGAGGACAATGCTAGTCCAGTTACATTGAAAGCGCGCAGTTCTTCGAACCGTCTTCAAAAACAAGTAAGTAGGGAAGGAGTGGAGGCATTTTGAAAGTCAACGGGTTATACATCGACGCAACTTGTGAACAAATTATTCAAAAACTTACCTTCGAACTTGAACACGATTACGGTCAAACTCTTTTTAGGCGTACTAAGAGCTTAGGTTCGAACATGCAATTCTCTTGCCCATTTCACGGAAATGGGATGGAGCGTCATCCGTCTTGTGGTATGAGCAGGGACGTAGCTTACTCCGGTGGACGTGTTATCGAAGCAGGAACCGTTCACTGCTTCACTTGCGGCTATACAGGAAAACTGAACGAGTTCATTAGTGACTTGTTCAATAAAAGTGACGGAGGTTTTTACGGGAACCAATGGCTCAAACGCCATTTTGCTTCCGGCGAAGAACAAGTAAGACCTTTATTAGATTTAGGCTTCAATCGTAAGGTCATACCTAATAAAAGGTCTTATGACATTATCCCGGAGGAGGAGCTAGAAAAATACAGATGGGTTCATCCGTACATGTATGAACGTAAACTGACGGACGAGATTATCGAACTTTTTGATATCGGCTACGACAAGTTGAACGATTGTATCACAATGCCGGTCAGGGACATGGAAGGAAATACCGTGTTCTTCAACCGACGCAGCGTAGGACAGAAATTTCACCAGTATGGTGAGAGTGACCCTAAGACCGAATTTCTTTACGGCGCGTACGAGGTACTGAAATATAGAGATCGGTTCAAAGATAGTTCGAAATTATACGTCACTGAATCTGCTATCAACTGTTTGACACTTTGGACACTTGGGATCCCTGCGGTAGCGCTGATGGGAGTTGGAGGTGGTAACCAGTTCGAACTTCTAAAGAAAATGCCTTTTCGAACAATCGTATTAGCACTAGACCCTGATACTCCAGGAGATACCGCAGCGCGCAAAATACGGAACAGACTTCGAAATAGCAAGGTTGTTTACTTTTTGAACTACCCGCAAGAGTTTTGGGAAAACAAGTGGGACATCAACGACTATCCAAATTTAATAAATTTTGATGATTTAGTCTTGTAATTTATTACACGATAATATATAATATAACTATAAACAAAACAAAATTCTTGTAGGAGAATAAACAATGAACAACCTTACAAATAGAATAGCTAGCAAATTCGTCAACGATACTGTCGAATGCGTAGGCTTTGTCCCAGACAGTGATTGTCTTTCTTTGTATGCCGTGGATCCTAATGGAGCTTTGGCGATTATGTACCGCCGTTACTCCGGCATGCTACACAAGATCGGGCAAAAATATTTTAGCTTTTCGCGACAAGACGTGGATAGCTTTGTATGGACTACCTTGGACAAGGCCTTAAATACTTTTAATCCTACTTCCGGAGCAAACTTTGCCACCTACGTCACACGACTAATGAACAACACAATGCGCAATGAGTACAGAGCTTTAAAGGTTACTTCTGTGCAAAGAGATTGGTTCTTGGACGTACAATGGGAGAGCGGTACTCCTAACGAGGAAGAGGATAATTTTAGCGCATTCTATAACCACGCAGTGAGCGAAGATTGGTCGGCTATTGACATTGCTAATTCTCTACCTACTTTGCCTTTGACGGACAATCAGTACGCCTACATCGAGTGCATTGTTAAAAATGGTTCGATAATGACCGACGCTGAGGTAGCTAGAGAAATCGGCGTAACACGAGCTTCCGTTCGTGCTATAAAAACATCGCTCGCTAAAAAATTGGATAATTTTTTATAGAGTGGTTTACCAAATGCACCTTTTTGGTGTATATTAAGGTATAAGGAAAAACTTAAAAACACTTTAAACCTTATAACACTTTAAACACTTTTTAAGGAGGACCGAATATGGGTCGAGTTAGTATTAGTCAGTCTGGTTCATTTAGTTCCGGAACGGCCAATGGATTTTTCAGTTTAGCAGATGATAGAGATTCTGCAGTCGTTACGTTCCTTTATGAGGACGAAGACGGCGAGGATATGGATTACTTTGTAGTCCACGAAGCAGAAGTCGACGGACGTCGTCGCTATATCAACTGTAATGCTATTAGTGAGGACGGTGAGAGTCTTCATCCGGAAGATTGCCCACTTTGCCAAGAGGGATATCCACGGATCGAAAAACTGTTCTTGCAACTTTATAACGAGAACACGGATCAAGTTGAAACATGGGATAGAGGTCGTAGCTATGTTTCTAAGATTGTAACGCTTATCAATAAATACGGACCTCTTGTAGGACAACCTTTTGAAATTGTTCGAAGTGGTAAAAAGGGTGACCAACGTACGACCTACGAGTTCTTCCCAGAAGATCCAGATCCGGAAGCTACTTTGGACGATTTCCCAGAAAAAAGTGAACTACTTGGTACCCTTATTTTAGATCTAAATGAAGATCAAATGTGGGATGTCGTTGACGGTAAATTTACTTTAGACGACAATAACCGAGGACGTTCAAATGGACGAGGAGGACGTTCAAATGGACGTTCGAACCAACCGACACCTCGTAGAGGTTCAAGTAGGGACACAGGTTCCAGTCGACAGGATAGCCGTCCTGCGGTAACACGTCGAGGTCCTTCGACTGCTAGTGGTCCTCGAACCAGAGGCGGTCGATTCTAACAACTAGGAAGCAGTAGCTTCCTTTTTATTTACGGAAAGGAAAATATATGGCGCAAAAAGGTCTATTCGGTGTACGTTTACGGGAAGGTCGAAAAGGAGATCAAAAGATCTTATCCCAAAAGCGCAACCGAAAGGATTCAGTCGAACTAACTTACATTAGTGGGGACGCTTTGACAGACGCAATCGCAAGGGCGCGCAAAATGTCAAAACGAATATTGAAGGACGTACTTCCTAGACTTGAGCTAGTTACAGACGAAGATCGACTAGATGACTATATAGGAGCATGCATTGAAAATGGTATTGTAGCCTTGGACGTGGAGACTAACGGTAAGGATCCAATCCACGAGGATTTGGTAGGTGTCTGTCTATATACCGAAGGAGAGAAATCCATTTACGTCCCACTGAACCATCGAAGCAACTTAACGAAGCAGCGTATACGAGATCAAATCGATCCAAAGCTAATGAAAGAGTTCATTGAAGAAATGATTGAATGTGGGGTTCAGTTTGTCTACCATTTAGGTAAGTTCGATATCAATAGCATTTTCTGGCAATTAGGTATTCGCATGCCGGATCCGTTATGGGATACCTACATCGCATCGAACTTACTGAACGAAAACGAACCTCACTCATTGAAGTTACTTCATGCTAAGTACGTCAAAGAGGACGAGAACGCCGAAGTCGCTAAGTTCAATGACTTGTTCAAAGGAATACCTTTTAGTCTTATCCCACCTGATGTCGCTTATATGTACGCAGCTTTTGACCCTCTACAGACTTACGAGCTATACAAGTTCCAAGAGCTATATCTTACTCCAGGAACGGAAGAATGTAAGTCGTGTAATTTAGAACGGGTCAGTGAGGTCTATCAAAATATCGAACTTCCACTTATCAAAGTCTTGTTCGATATGGAGTCTTATGGTGTAGCCTTGGACGAGAAAAAACTCGCAGAGATTAAAGCCGAGTTCGAACAAAAGATGGAGGAAGCCGAAGAACTGTTCAATTATGAGGTAGCAAAATACGCTCCGGAAATTGAAGATCTTCGAACTATCAACTTCCAACAATACCAAAAGCTAACGCTGAACGGTAAGGGTGAAGTCACTGTTTCGATTTCAAGTAGCACGCAGCTGGCGATCTTGTTCTACGACATTTTAGGTCTAAAGAGTAACGACGATAGAAGTCCTCGAGGAACAGGAGTCGACATTGTTAAAGCATGGGATATTCCTATCGCTAAAGCCTTGCTCCAGTATCGCAAGTACGCAAAATTGGTATCGACATACATGACATTAGACGAGTACCTCGCTAAGCCTGACAATCGTGTTCACACTAATTTCAAACAGTACGGCGCTAAGACGGGACGTATGTCCAGTGAAGGTCCAAACCTACAGAATATTCCATCACGTGGTGAGGGAGCAGTCGTTCGACAAATCTTTGCCGCAAGTCCTGGACACTATATCATCGGTAGTGACTATTCTCAACAGGAACCTCGTTCACTCGCCGAGTTGAGTGGAGATGAAAACATGATCCACGCTTATGAACAGAACTTGGACTTGTATGCGGTAATTGGTTCGAAATTGTACCACACTGAATATGAAAATTGCTTGGAGTTCAATCCAGACGGCTCCACAAACCCAGAGGGTAAAAAACGCCGTAACAATGTCAAGTCCGTGCTATTAGGTTTGATGTATGGACGTGGTGCCGCAAGTATCGCAGAGCAAATGAACGTGAGCGTCAAAGAAGCCTCTAAAGTTATGGAAGACTTCTTCAAGCAATTTCCTAAAGTAGCCGATTACATCGTATTCGTTCAACAACATGCTATCGATTACGGCTACACGGAGACGGCTACAGGTCGGCGCAGAAGACTTCCAGACATGAGCTTGCCTCAATATACGTTTGAATATATAGACGCAAGTAAGAACGAAAACTTCGATCCATTAGACTTTGATGGAGACGCTGAAGGATCTACTGAAGTGCCTGAGTATATCATTGAACAATATTGGGCGGAGTTGGATAGAGCTTGGGGGTTCAAAAAGCGTAACGAAATCAAATCACGTGCATTGGAAGAAGGTATCAAAATCCACGATAACGGCGGTAAGATAGCCGACGCTGAACGCCAATGTCTAAACTCCGTGATTCAAGGAACCGCCGCGGATATGACTAAGTACGCAATGATTAAAGTTCATAATGATCCAGAACTGAAGGAACTTGGCTTCCATTTAATGATACCAGTACATGACGAGTTATTAGGGGAGATACCTAAGGAGAACGCAAAACGAGGAGCGCAGCGATTGACGGAAGTTATGATTGAAGCTGCCAAGAATATTATTAGCTTACCTATGAAATGTGACCCAAGTATCGTTGACCGTTGGTACGGACAGGAGATTGAACTATGATTGCTATTATCACTTGCGGTAAGGGTAAACAGAAAGTCCCTGCTAAAGCTATTGATATTTACATTGGTATTCTATTTAAACAGAAATTGACCTATGTTCGAACCTTTTATCCTAACGCATATATATATACTTAGTGCTAAGTATGGAATCATCCCAGCAGATTTAGTCATTGAACCTTATGACCAAATGGTACCTCTACGAGAAGACGATTTCTTTAGAGAATGGAGTGCTATGGTTACTGAACAATTAAAGAAATTCGACAAAACTGAGGACATTGTGTTCCTAGGTAACCAGCATTATTACAAACCTGTAGATAGTTACTTCGTCGGTCATAAGCATGCTCCACTTATAGGTCTAAAACCAGGGTATCAACTTCAGCGACTGATACAGGAAATAGATCAGTTTCAAAATAAAAAGCAAAGGAAATTATTCTAATGAAAAAATTCTTAAACATTTATACAATCTTATATCTATTAGTAGGGATCTTCGGTACGCTCGTTACCGTTTGGTTCTTACCATTGAACATTGGACCTCTTACTGTACCGCCGTCAAGTTGGCTAATGGGATTTTCGTTCCTACTGATTACACTTATCCAAGACCATTACGGCGCTAAAGTATCCGGGAAAATGATTTGGATCCTATTGGTCCTTACTGCGCTACTATGTATCTCTTTGAAATATACACTTATGTTGGTCCTAGCTAGTGGAGTTGCGTTCGTAGTAGGTCAGTACGTTACTAAAGGTCTGTATACCTTTGGAGTTCGAAGATCTATTAGTTCCATGATGGGATCAGTCATTGATGTAGGGATTTGGGTATTCTTAGGGCTAAGTCCATTGGGAGTGAATACTGTTCCATGGGAACTCTACTTCCAAGCCATATTAGGTCAAGTTCTTGTTCAGTTAATTCTACAAGGTATCGCCGGGCAAATCTATGATCACTATTTTGAGTAAGGGCAGTCTTGTCCTTATTTTTTTGAATCAGTGGTAAACAAAATCCCGAAATTTGGTGTATAATAAAGTATAGAGATTTTACACTCGTTTGACCTCTATAAATAAAAATAAACGGAGGACACCATGAAAAAAGTGGTTTTATTAAGTGGAGGAGTTGACTCCACTACCTGTCTATCACTAGCGGTCGCCCGGTACGGAGCGCACAATGTAACCGCATTGACCTTCCTATACGGACAAAAGCATGCTAATGAACTAGACAACGCACGCAACGTGGCGAAGTTCTTAGATGTGGAACTTGTCGAAGCCTCAGTATCCCCTGAAATCTTCAAAGGTTCGAACTCTACTTTGCTACAAGGTAACGGAGAGATCTCCCATAAATCTTACGCCGAAATTATCAAAGAAAATGGCGAAGGAACTGTCGACACCTATGTACCATTTAGAAATGGACTTATGTTATCACAAGCCGCTGCGCTTGCGTACAGTCGCGGAGCCGATGAAGTTTGGTACGGTGCGCATAGTGACGACGCTGCTGGTTCTGCTTACCCAGATTGTACGCCAGCCTTTTACGAAGCAATGGATGAAGCTATCTATCAAGGAACAGGTCACAAGGTTCATCTTTTAGCTCCATTATTGAACTTTAATAAAGCGCAAGTGGTAGCCGCTGGATTGAAAGTCGAAGCTCCTTACCAACTAACTCGATCATGTTACGAGGGACACGAAAAGGCGTGCGGTCTATGTGCTACATGTATTGACCGTTTGAACGCATTTAAAATCAACGGTATTGACGATCCTATTGAATATGAAGTAAAGGAGAACTAAAAATGAAAGTATCTAAAACATTATCTTTTGACGCGGCGCATCAACTTGTCGGTCACTTTGGAAAATGTGCCAACCTGCATGGACATACCTACAAGGTCGAAATTTCTTTAGCCGGGGAAAATATTCCAGAAGGTTCAAGTCAGGGAATGGTCGTTGACTTCTATCACGTCAAACAAGTTGCAGGTAAGTTCATTGATCGTTTGGATCACGCTACCTTGCTACAAGGAAATGAACCAATCGCCCTAGCTAACGCCGTGGACACTAAGCGAGTCCTCTTTGGATTTAGAACGACCGCTGAAAATATGTCCCGCTTCCTTACTTGGACGCTTACTCAATTGATGTGGAAATATGCTCGTATTGATTCAATTAAACTTTGGGAGACGCCAACAGGTTGCGCAGAATGTACCTATTACGAAATCTTCACTGAGGAAGAAATTGCGCTCTATAAAAATGTAACGTTCATTGACAAGGACGAAGTCATTACCGTCCAAAACATTTTAGACAAGGAGCAGGATAATGCCTAATCAGTACAATCAACCCGAACGAGGTAAGATTAGAATCAATGTCCGCGACCCTGAAAAAATGCCTATCATGGAAGTCTTCGGTCCTACAATCCAAGGCGAAGGAATGGTTATAGGTCAAAAGACCATTTTCATTCGAACTGGTGGATGTGATTACCATTGTAATTGGTGCGATTCTGCGTTCACTTGGAACGGTACTACCGAACCGGAGTACATCACAGGGGAAGAAGCAGCGAACCGAATCCTAAAACTTGCCTTCAACGATAAAGGTGAACAAATCTGTAATCACGTTACGCTTACAGGTGGGAACCCTGCACTACTGAACGAACCTATGGCTCGTATGATTGACATCTTACGCGAAAAGGGGTTCAAGTTTGGACTAGAGACACAAGGAACAAGGTTCCAAGAGTGGTTCAAATATGTCAGTGATATTACTATTAGTCCAAAACCGCCGTCAAGTGGTATGCGTACTAATATGAAAATCCTAGAGGCTATTGTGGACAGACTGAACGAGGAAGGACTAGATTGGTCATTTAAAATCGTAATCTTCGATGATACGGATTTAGCTTACGCTCGCAATATGTTCGAAACTTTTAAGGACAAGCTACGTCCCGTCAATTACCTTTCCGTAGGTAACGCAAATGCTTACGAAGAAGGAAGTATTAGCGGGCGCCTACTAGAGAAATTAGGTTGGCTATGGGGCAAAGTATATCAGGATCCTGCGTTCAATAACGTAAGACCTTTGCCGCAGCTACATACATTGGTATATGATAATAAAAGAGGAGTATAAAATGGAAATTCCAAAACTAGATAAAGTGGGTAACGTATTAGGACGAGAGCATGGATTTGCTTCCCTAAAACCAACTGAAATTGTCGCACTTGACAACGCTGAAGCAGCTATCCAAGGACTGTTCGGTCTATTAGGTGAGAACGCTGAACGGGATGGACTACAAGAAACTCCGTTCCGTTTCATTAAAGCACTCGCTGAACATACCGTAGGGTACAGAGAAGATCCTAAACTACATTTAGAAAAGACCTTCGACGTCGATCATCAGGATCTTGTCCTAGTCAAAGATATCCCGTTCAACTCCCTTTGCGAACATCACTTGGCGCCGTTCGTTGGTAAGGTTCATATCGCCTACATTCCTAGCGATAAGATCACAGGACTTTCGAAGTTCGGTCGAGTTGTAGAGGGTTACGCTAAACGCCTACAAGTCCAAGAACGATTGACACAAGAAATCGCTGACGCTATCCAGGAAGTGTTGAACCCTCAAGCGGTTGCCGTTATTGTAGAAGCCGAACATACTTGTATGAGTGGACGTGGGATCAAAAAACATGGTGCGACTACGGTAACTTCGACAATGCGTGGACTATTTAAGGAAAACGCTTCTGCGCGAGCTGAATTACTTCAGTTGATTAAAAAATAAGGGAGATGAACATGCTAAAAACATATAAACGCAAACGACTTGTCAGTGAACTTCAATTAGTTCTTACTTTGCTCTTTGTAGTTGCATTGGTTGTAAGTAACATTATTACAAGTAAACAGGTACTTCTTCCGTTCAACATTACAATGACTGGAGCCGTGTTCATCTTCCCTATCACCTACATCTTATCCGACCTTGTGTCCGAGGTGTACGGATATCGATGGAGCCGTTTGACGTGCTACTTTGGTTTTGCGGCAAACCTCTTCGCAGCGCTTGTCTTTAGTGCCGTTATCCAAAGCCCGGCGCCAAGCTACTGGCAAAATCAGGAGGCCTTTCAAACCGTGCTAGGAAGTACCCCTCGCGTACTTGTAGCTTCCCTACTTGCGTTCGTTATTGGAGACTTCGTCAATGACCGAATTTTCGCTAAAATGAAACGTAAATACCCTGACTCAATTAAAGGCTTTGGAGCCCGTGCTATCTTCTCTAGTCTTATGGGGGAGCTAGTGGATAGCCTTGTCTTCCTACCGCTTGCATTTTGGGGCCTAATGCCTGTCGAAACGCTAATCATAATGACTATTAGTCAAGTAGCTATTAAGACAGGATATGAGCTTGTTATTCTACCATTTACAACGCTAGCAGTGAAGCTAGTTACTAAGTACGAGAACAGAAAGGTACCCTTTGAATGAGCATTGATTTATATTTCGCCGGAGGTTGTGCTGGTCGTATAGAGGACTTCCTGCTAGCTCATAACGCCAATCGATTGTTCACTCAAAAGTATGAACGCAATACGACAGGAAAATTATGGTTCGAGTATGCAGACAACCATCCGGAGTTCACTGGTAAAGTCTTTGTCGACTCAAGTGCGTACGGCGCTTGGACACGGAACGTCAATATTGATTTAGATGACTACATTGACTATCTAAACGAAAATGACGATCGCTTTTCTGTCATTGCTTCACTCGACGTTATCCCGGGTGACAAAGGGGAGTTCGCAACACGGCAACAGGTAATTGAGGCAAGTGAACAATCTTGGAAAAATTACCTGTATATGTACGACCGAGTTTTAGACAAAGATAAAGTCATACCGGTATTTCACATTGGCGAACCTTGGCAGTATTTAGAACGGATCCTTGCGCACAGACACGCTGACGGATCTAAAGTTCAGTACATGGGACTTGGAGGCCTTGTGGGAGTACATAGTAACGACCGAATGAAATTTATGTCCCAAGTGTTCGAAATTATCAAAAAGAGTTCGAACCCAGAAATTAAGGTTCACGGATTTGGAGTAACGGCTTTGCCTCTACTGGAGCAATTTCCGTTCACTTCTGCGGACTCAACTTCGGCGGTAATTACTGGAGCGATGGGCAATATAATGACACCTTATGGTATTGTTAGTTTTGCTCGCAAAGTAGGAGGCGCAGAAAACTTCTATCGTTTAGCTAAACCGATACAGGAGAGCATCCTAAAACTGATTGAAGAGTCTGGGTTAGGATTTACAATCGAAGAGCTCGCAGAGAACTACATCGCACGCGAATTGATCAACTGTCAATACTTGCTGGATTGGGCTAAGTCTTACAAATACACGCCCCCGAAGCACAAACAGAACCGACTATTTTAGAAAAATTAGGACTTACTGAAAATAAGTCCTTTTCTTGTTTACAAAATCGCTGAATTTGGTGTATATTAAAGTATAAACTAAAAACTAAAGGAGGCTCCCTATGAGCATGAAGTTTAAGACGCAAGACCTTATGGATGCGGTAGGTCAACTGAACCGCTTGTCCGCAAGTAAGTTACTTGAGATCACACGTTATTGGTATATCCAAGGTTATGATGGAGTAGTGACATTCACTGGATACGATGGTTCGAACTGGCTACGCTATACACTTGAAGCCGAAGGAGAAATCGACGTCATTATTAAAGCCGAACAGTTCGGTAAATTGATTGAAAAAACTACCGTGGACACCGTAACCCTCACACCTAAGGGTGAATATTTAGAAGTTAAGGGTAACGGGACTTATAAAGTCGATATCGTTACAGGTGACGAAGATTATCCATCGTTCGACGACAAATTGCCGGAGGAGCTGGACGAAGGTTCAGCGAAGCTACTCAAGTCTTCTTTGTTCTACAATGTAGCAAATGTCAATGACTCAGCGGTTTCGAAAAGTAACGCCGACGGAGTCTACACAGGTTACCTATTAGATCACAAACAAGCGATCACCTCGGATATTATTAGAGTTTGTTTGAACCCTATCCAGGACATTGGAACCAAGTTGCTTATCCCTGCGCCCCTTATGCGCTTACTTGCGTCCATTACCGAGGACAAGCTCTACCTATGGACGTTCGATGATGAGTACATTTATGTATCTACATCCACTATCGAAATCTATGGTCGCATCATGGAGGGCATGGAAGATTATCAGGACATGAGCATCATGGACTCGCAAGAGTTCGACGGTAAGGCTACACTTCCTACCGCAGAGATTCAAAGTATCTTGGAACGCCTGACCTTGTTTATGACGGCCTTTGATAAAGGAACTGTTCATTTAGACTTCGGTCCTAAACAACTTGCAATCATTACGACCAAAGGTTCAAAAGAGCTTGTCAAGTACACTAAACTAGAAGAGGGTACGGACTTCTCTTGTAAAATCAATAGCTTGCTGCTCCGTGACATTTTAGCGACAGTAAGTGAAGACCATTTTGACATTCACTTTGGAAATGAACTATGTCTTAAAATCGAAGCTAATGGAGTTACCTACTACTTAGCGACGCAAGAAGAAGGAGACGCTGAATGAGCAATAAACTGTCCCGCATAGCTAAAATGGTCGCAGCGGAAAAAGTGAATGAACCTGCTATCAATTTCGTGGACAAGTTTACTCATATTATCGAAAACACGCAAGAACCTTATACACCTTCAACCTACTACAAACCAAGTGGCGTTGGAGGTTGCTTGCGTAAAATGTACTTCGAACGTACTGGACAAGCTCTACAAGATAATGCGAGTTACAATCTAATCGCAATGGGCGAAGCCGGTACATTTAGACACGAAGTATTGCAGGAATACATGGTACGCCTGTCTAAAACGGATCCAGACTTTGAGTGGTTAGACGTAGCCGAATACCTGGAGGAAAATCCTGTAGAGGGTACAATCGTCGACAAAGACTTCGTCAAAAATGAGTATGAAACAAAATGTAAGAACGAACTGCTTCAGTTGTCGTTCCTATGTGATGGCCTTGTAAGATGGCAAGGTAAGACGTACATCATGGAAATTAAGACGGAGACTATGTTCAAGTTCAATAAACATACAGAACCTTACGAGGAGCACAAAATGCAGGCGACTTGCTATGGTATGTGTTTAGGTGTCGATGACGTCTTATTCCTTTACGAGAACCGCGATAACTTTGAGAAAAAGGCTTATACCTATCATATCACGGACGCTATGAAGGAACAGGTATTAGACAAGCTAGTTACTTGTGAAGAGTATGTAGAACGAGGGGAAAGTCCTAAGATCTATTGCTCGTCTAACTATTGTCCATATTGTAGAAAGGAAGGACGTAACCTATGACCTATACTGGTAAAATGTTCGAAGAGGACTTCAAAAAGGGTGCCGAACTTTGTGATAATGAAGCAATGTTCTCCCGTCTTTACGATACTACAAACGGATTTAGAGGAGTAGCAAACCCTTGTGACTTTATCGCAGCGACGCAGTATGGAACAGTTTATGTCGAACTAAAGACCACTCAGTCCAGTTCCTTACCGTTTTCGAATATTAGTGAACATCAATGGCAGGAACTATTCATCGCTGACCGTTGCAAGCATGCTTTAGGTGGTGTACTTGTTTATTTCCCTAAACACGCTATGATTAAATGGTACCCTATGACTCAACTCACTCGCCTACGAAATCTAGGACAGAAGAGCATCAATCCAACGGTAGAGACTGAACTTGGTTATTCTGTACCTTACTTCAAAAAGCGCACAAGGTTGACCATACCGATTGAAAATGTTCTTAAAGCGTTCAAGGAACATTTAGCTGATAAGCAAGATGGGTAAGCCTAAACTACCTCGTATTGATGTACGACTGGACGAACTCGCCGAGGCTTCGAAGAACGCCGAAGATTATGGCGAAATTGTCAATGTCGTAGTCGACGAAGTAGTTCAAAAAGCTACTAAGCCTTTGGACAATGTGATGGAACAGATCCAGGAACTACTGAAAGACGTTCAATCCATGTCCACGGATGATTTGAACTATTTTATAGCCTACCTACCTACCGTCATGTATTTCACTACGGATAGAGCCGAACTCGTCGGTATTAAGATGGACGCAAGCGCTGCGATCCGTCGCGAAAAATATGACGACCTATACGCTTTTGCAGCAGGGAAAACAATCCCGGACAAAGAATCCGAGACACGCAAATTGGTAATGAACGAGATCGTCATTGAGACGGCCTATAAACGAGCCTATAAAAAGGTTCAGTCTAAACTGGAACAAGCGGATAAAGTATTAGCTTCGCTAAAAAGAGTTCACCAATTTAGACTTAATGATATCGAACTCACTCAATATAATTCAACAGGAGTAACACTACATGCAAAAAGAAATCGCCGTAAAGATGATTGACCCTAAACTAGACCGACTTAAATATACAGGAGATTGGGTCGATGTCCGTATTAGTTCAATCACTGATATTGACGCTAGCAAGGAACAGGTCGCAAAATGTCGAACCGTTCTTCAAAAAGCGCAAGTCCTAAACATTAAAGCGGGTCAAAGTATTAAGATTGCGCACGGCTTTGCTTTAGAACTACCTAAAGGACATGAAGCTATCCTCCATCCTCGTTCAAGTCTGTTCAAAAAGACTGGACTGATCTTCGTCTCTAGTGGCGTTATTGACGAGGGGTACAAAGGAGATACCGATGAATGGTTCTCCGTTTGGTACGCAACCCGGGACACTGAACTATTCTTCGACCAACGCATTGCTCAGTTCCGTATCCAGGAAAAACAACCTCAATTGAACTTTAAATTCGTTGAGTCTTTAGGGAACGTAGCTCGCGGAGGACATGGAAGTACAGGAGATTTCTAATGAAACTTGAACAGATTATGCAAGATTGGAACAAGGACTCCAAGGCGCTTGTAGCTGTTCACGGACTAGAAAGGGAAAACCTACCGAGGATTCCCTTTTCTACTCCTATAATGAACTATCAAACCTATGGTGGTTTACCTCGCAAGCGTGTGATCGAGTTCTTTGGACCTGAGTCGAGTGGTAAAACTACTTCGGCTTTGGACATTGTTAAAAATGCGCAGTACATTTTCCAGGAAGAGTGGGAACAGTTGCAGGAGGATTTGAATGCTCAACTAGAGGAGCTTCAAAACGCAAAAGGTTCGAACAAAACTAAAATCAAGGAAATTCAAATGCGCTTGGACGCTCATAAGGAACCACTGAAAATTGTATACTTGGATTTAGAAAATACCTTGGACACAGATTGGGCTAAGAAATTAGGCGTGGACGTGGATAACCTTTGGATTGTAAGGCCGGAACATAACTCCGCAGAAGAGATCCTTCAGTATGTCATTGATATGTACGATACTGGTGAAGTTGGTCTTATTGTTTTAGACTCGCTTCCTTACATGGTCAGTCAAAACCTACTGGACGAGGAACTTACTAAAAAGGCTTACGCAGGTATTTCGGCGCCGTTGACGGAGTTCAGTCGAAAAGTAACGCCTTACCTAACTAAGTACAATGCTATTTTCTTAGGTATCAACCAAATCCGTGAAGACTTGAATAGTATGTATTCGACGTACTCCACGCCCGGCGGTAAGATGTGGAAGCATGCTTGCGCCGTCCGTATTAAGTTCCGCAAAGGGGATTTCATTGACGAAAAGGGCGAAAAAGTGAACCGTTCTGCTCGTAACCCTGCAGGTAACATGGTCGAAGCCTTTGTCGAAAAGACCAAGGCATTTAAACCGGATAGAAAATTAGTTCAATATACCTTGTCTTACCACGAGGGGATCCAAGTTGAAAGTGACCTTGTAGACGTGGCTATCGAATACCGCTTTGTAAACAAGACAGGAGCATGGTTCAGTATTTTAGACCCAGACACAGGTGAGATCCTCCAGGATGAAAACGGAGACGACCTCAAGTTCCAAGGTAAGTCTAAAATAGTTCAACGACTACGGGAAGACGACCAAGTTTTCGATGACCTAATGACTTGCGTACACGAGGCTATTTCTTACGAGGAGCAATAGCATGGTTCAACGAACATTATTTTCGCGTCCTAGTGGACCTAAGGTCTCCAAGCCTATCAAGCGCAGACCTAAGGTTCAACTAGACCGCAAGGTGCTGGAACTAATGAACCGACGTCAACGGCAAATTTTAGTTCATTCAAATCTCTACTATCGCCAAAATGTCAATCTTATTACAGACGGGCAGTATGACAGATGGAGTCACCAACTTTACGACCTAATACAAGCTCACCCAAAGGAATTTAGAAAATCCGCATGGTACGAGGCTTTTCGAACATTCGATGGTAATACCGGTATGGGGTTACCGTATACGGATCCATGGGTAGAAGGAACCGCTCAACACTTATTGAAAATTTCAGGAGGACAACCAACTTGATCAATTTAGCTAACAGGTATCGACCTAAAAAATTCAGTGACGTAGTAGGACAAGACTACGTCAAAGAAATCCTTATCAATCAATTAGAGACTGGTGAAATAAAACACGCCTATCTATTTTGCGGAGGAGCTGGAACGGGGAAGACTACTTCAGCGCGTATCTTCGCAAAAGACGTCAACAAGGGACAAGGTACGCCAATTGAGATCGACGCTGCGTCTAATAACGGCGTGGAGAACGTGCGCGATATTATCGAAGACAGTAAGTTCAAATCTTTAGACAGTCAGTACAAGGTTTACATCATCGACGAGGTTCATATGCTTTCGACTGGAGCTTTTAACGCACTATTGAAAACACTCGAGGAACCACCTGCAGGAACTATCTTCATCTTATGTACTACGGATCCTCAAAAGATACCTGGTACCATTATGTCCCGGGTTCAGCGATTTGATTTCACTCGTATCCCTAACGAAGACATCGTTCACCAACTTACCTACATTTTAGAAGCCGAATGTGAAAACGGCGCGCCGTATAGCTGGGACGCTGAAGCTCTTGCGTTCATTGGTAAGCTAGCCAATGGAGGGATGCGCGATGCAATTACACGCTTGGAAAAAGTCCTGGACTATACTATGGACATTACCGTCGAAGAAGTAGCTAACGCCTTAGGTACGCCAGATTATGAGACCTTTGTAGCCTTAACGGATACGATCCTTTCGAACGATACCGAAGCAGCGTTACGCACGTTAGATGACTTCTTTATGTCCGGTAAAGACTTAAAACTAACCCTGCGCAACTATACCGACTTCCTTGTCGATGTCTGTAAGTACGCACTTACGCAAGATATCTCGTTCACTTCCTTACCTAACCATTTAGGCGCAGACTTAGCACGTTTGAAAAATACTGTCGATTATTCCTTGCTCTTGTGGATGCTGGAGGAAATGAACCGACTAAACTCCGTGATTAAATGGGAGCCAAACGCTAAACCAATTATAGAAGCTCAAATCTTACTAATGACGCAGGAGGACTAGCATGGTCGATTTTATTGGACAACGTAAAGCCAAAGAATTTGTCAAGCAAAGAAAATACCTTCCTAATTCAATGGTCATTGTAGGTGCTAAAAAATCAGGCAAACGAACATTCGCAAGATATGTAGCCACAGAATTGGGGTATGACTGTATCTTCATTGAAAATAAAGTCGACGATATTAGAGACATGATTGAACTAGCTTCAAGTCTTGCTCAACCTACTTTGTTCGTCGTACAGGTCGCAGGTATGTCCATAGGAGCTAAAAATAGCTTGCTAAAAGTAACGGAGGAGCCACCTAAGAACGTTCATATCTGCATGCTGGCTTATACCGAAGGAGATGTTTTGGATACGCTTATTTCGCGCTCTTGGGTTGTTACCTTACTTCCTTACTCGACGGACGAAGTGTCTCACTATTTAGAACGCTATGTGAAATCTAGTAAAGACATCCTAAAGATGGCTCCTATGTTCAGTAGTCCTGGACAAGTTCAGTTCCTTGTCCAAAATCACGGCAAGGAAGGACTAGGTCTTTACTTGGAAAAAGTTCAGTTCTTTTACGACAATATTTTCGAAGCCTCGTCTAGTAACGCATTGAAGATGGTCGATTGGTTCAAACTGAAAGACACGGACACCCGGGAAGACGCCCTAATCCCTGAACTATTTTTAGAAATTGCTATGAACTATATCGGTTATGAAAATCGCAAGATCCAAGATACCGAAGTCCTATTAGCTAACTACGGTCTACTTCAATTAGTCGCTAAGTGCTTGGGTACCGTGTCGACTAAAGGTAAGAATAAACTATTCGCAATGAACAAGCTCGTAAAGGAGGTCCAAGAAATTGGTTAATTTAATGGAGTTTATGACTCATATTAAGGAAGATCGATTACTTCCATTCTACATCTTCACTGGCGAAGAAATTGGACTAATGAACGTCTATTTAGCAAAAATGAAAACACCTGTCAAACGCGAGTCAAGTGTAGCCTCTATTCTACGTCCATTGACTCAGCGCTCTATCGTAGCAAATGACAAGGTCTTTGCGGTACGGGACGATAAGGACTTCCTATCCACTGAATCGCGCTGGAAGTCTTTAGAGGACATTAAATACGGGACTTTGATCCTACTCTACACGAAGATCGACGGGCGCAGTAAATTTCTAAAACAGTTCAGTGACCATGTCGTTCAGTTTGACCGAATGACAACTACCCAACTAATGAACCATTTTTCGAAAAAGTTCAAAGTTCCTGCAAACCTACTGGAGCAAGTTATCGAACTATGTGACCGCGATTATTCACGGATCGAAAACGAGCTGGACAAGATTAGCCGGGTTCAATTACCTACCGAGGAAGCCGTGGACTCCCTTATTCACAAGGACTTACAATTTGAAGTCTTCGAAGCCGTGGATAGTGTTATTAGATATGAACCTCAACGAGCCTTTGAATATGTTCAAACACTTATCGCAACGCAAGACAATGTCCTTGGGTTCCTAACCCTGCTATACAATAATTTTGCCGCAGCTAGTCGAATATTAGGTATGGAAAACGCTAAAGAGTCGACAGTAAATGTGAAGCAATTTACAATCAATAAGATCAAATCGAACTTTAATTACACACTCAATTCGGCGTTCGAAGGTATGACGATTATCGGCGACATTGTCGAGGGTATTAAGACCGGGCTCTATACAGATGTTGTCGGCGTTCAAATTTGTTTATTAAAAATTTTCAACTTGTCGTAAACAAAATCAATGAATTTGGTGTATATTACATTAAACAATTGAAGGAGGTACGCATGGCGAACAAATCACCAACGGCACGAATTTTATTAGCAGGAAATTTAGGTTACTTAGAGAACCTAATCACTCAGTACGGAGGTTCAACTCCTATCGAACAAATTTATCAAAAGGAAAAGGAAAAACATAATGACAAACATTAAACGATTCAAAAAAATTGTAACCGAAAATATCGAACGTGACGGTATTGAAAACCTAATGGAGTGGTTGGAACATGAGACCGACTTCTTCACTGCACCCGCTAGCACTCGCTATCATGGATCATATGAAGGCGGCTTGGTTGAACACTCATTGAACGTCTATGACCGCTTGGTATGGGAAATGGAAAATACTGTCGGCGCAGGTTGGGAAGAGCTTTATAGCCCTGAAGCGGTTGCTATCGTAGCCTTGTTCCACGACCTATGCAAAATCGACCGCTATGTTATTACTGAAAAATGGCGCAAGGACGAAAATGGAGATTGGGAAGCTTATGAGGCTTACGAGTACAATAAGGAAAAAGCCGAAATGGGACATGGAGCTCAATCAGTGTTCTACCTACAAAAGTTCATTCAATTGACCGAATTTGAAGCCCAAGCTATTTTCTGGCACATGGGAGCCTACGATATTAGTCCTTACGCTACATTAGGCGCATGCAGTGAAACGTTCAAATGGAACCCACTATCATTTTTGACTCACCGTGCTGACATGGCTGCGACTTACGTCACCGAGAATGAAGCGTTCGTTTACGGTGAAGGGGAAGTCGAAGAGGTTAAAGCCGAGGACAAACCTGTGAAGACTGTACGTCGTGGACGTAAGACCGTAGAAAAAGATCCAGAACCTGTTGACGAGGACGAAGAGCAGGAAGAGGAAAAACCTAAACCAACTCGCCGCCGTCGCAAGAAGGAAGAACCTAAGGAAGAGCCTGAAGTGAACGAAGATGATAACGAGGACGAGGATGAAGATCCAAAACCTACTCGCATTACACGTCGCAAAAAGACTGCTCCTAAGGATGAACCTAAAGAAGACACTGAAGCGCAAGACGATGACGTGGAAGAAAAACCTAAGTCAAGTATTAGAATGCCACGCAAAGGCGCACGCGCAGCGGCAAAACCTGTTGAACCAAAAACCTACTACTTCTACAACCAGGAAGATGACTACTACTACAAGAAGGACGAAAATGATCCAGACGATCCAAGTGACATCCTTGTTGATGAAGAAGAGTACCTCAATGCTATGTGTCCAGTATTAGAAGAAGACTTCTTCTATGTATTGGATGGTAAAGCAAACGTATTGCGCAAGGGTGAACGCTTGCCTGAAGAGTACGATGAAGAGACTTGGGAACCAATTACCGAAGCCGAGTATGAAGAAATGGTAAACCCTCCTAAAAAGACTTCCGTCCGTGCTTCTCGTAAAAAACCAACTCCATCAAAACGCCCACGTCCATAAAGGAGGACTGAACAATGTGTAAAGAATGCAAAGATTACCGTAGCAAAAAATTCGGCGCTCGCATTGGTGGCAAAGGTCACGAAGAAATCGAAGTCGAATTTACATTAGGGGAGCTCGAAGACATTACCGAAGCTATCACTGAACGTGCTTTAAAGACTAAGGATCCGGAAAATCTTAAACTTGTAGCTTGCTTCGCCCTAGCTTCTAGTCGCCTTATGGACGCTCATAAAGAGACTACTATCGCTGAAGGAAAATATAAAGGGTTCCGTGACGCTATCCAAGATATCGTAAACAAGAACGATCCTGCGACTACATTGAACGACCTAAAAGAGATCCTAACTATCAACGAAAAGGTCGACAATGTACTGAACACGCTACAAGAGATGGGAGTGTTGTAAATGGAACGAATAAAGACGTTATTTCATGTGATCTACGCTAACGGTACTCATTTAGAAGTAGCAGCTTTATTCGACACCATTGACGACTACGATGAAGCAGTTGAAGATATTCAGGGTTACATCGATAACCCTGAATTTTATAATCAAAAGTGCCTAAGGTTGACGCCTTACAACCCGGACATCAATGGTGACGTTATTGCTACCGATATACTACTTCGATTAGACGATATTATTTATGTCGACGCATCGTGTGAGACAATTAAGTATGAGGAACCTAAAGCATGAACGAACAACGCAGACAAATGAACCAACGGATCCTCGACTTACGAGGAGACTACACAAGAGCACGCGCCCGCATCAATTGGTTATTAGCTAATGACGACAAGGGCGAAGAGTTCGAACAACTTGAACAGTTCGTAGGGTACATCGACACGCTTGTCGAGTGCTTCCCAGAGAACCAACGTATGATCATTCGGCTATGTATACTGGACGATATTCCACTAAGCAAGGCAGCGATCGACATTGGGTACCATTATACTTGGGTACTAGCCTTGCGCGATAAAACTGTCTTAGCTTTGGAGGAAGTCCTAGCAGGCGATAAAATTATTAGATCTAAGTTAGGTCTACAAGTGAAGGAGAAATTAAATGCAGTACATACTTCCAACCCTACTGATATTTCTACTTAATTTAGTAAGCGCATTGGTAATGGTTTTTAGCATGCTAACGCTGGCGCAATATAAGAAGACTCCTGACTCTTCTTATATTCCAACCGCATTGGCTTGTATTTTCGCGCAGGTTACGTTCTACGCGACCCTTTGGGTAATTTACACGCTATCGTGAAAACACGCGCAAAATCGACAATACCAACGCGCAGAGCGAGCGCACGTCAGGAGAAAAAAGTAGCTCGGCAATTAGGTGGCAAAGTGCAACCTAACTCCGGAGCTACGGATTATTACAAAGGGGACGTCATTACGGACGACATGCTAATTGAATGTAAAACAGTGATGAAGCCTCAAAAAACTGTAAGCCTTAAAAAAGAATGGTTCGATAAAAATGAGCAAGAGCGGTTCGCTGCTAAAAAAGATTACTGCGCCTTAGTGTTCGACTATGGAGACAATGGTGAACAGTATATAGCAATGACGCTACGCCAGTTCAATCGAATGATGGAGGATAGAAATGACTAAAGTATATTATATACAAGCTAACGGCGAAGTCGGTACTACGGATCAATGCTATCCAGGAAGCTACTATATCGACATAACAGGATTGGATCCTATTGTACGTCAAACAGTATTAGAACTGATTTCCCGTAGCTATGTAGGAGTTAAAAAGTACGGTACTACGCTTGAACAAAACAACGCAGACGACTTCCTGCAGCACGCTAAAGAGGAGGCGTTGGATCTAGCGAACTACCTAACCAAACTACAATCGCAAAAATAAAAGACCTAAATGAATAGGTCTTTTTTTATTGTCCTAAGTAAGCAAGGGATTGACTTTGAACTTCCGCAAGGAAATCGCCAAAGGATATTCCTTTATAAGCAAGTTCCTTTTTAGTGTACGAACTTACTAGCCGGGCTAATAAGCAATCATAAAAGTCTGGATCCTTTGTGTTCGTAATGCCGATATAGTTCAGTATATCCGCTGGTTCAATGTTGTATCTATCTTCCATTACTTGTTTCCTTTCTATTGTAGACACGCGCTTTACTAAAGTCGATTTGTTCGGCAGGGATAGACTTATCATACGTCCACGCCCGGCAATTATCGAACTTGAACAATCGACAAAACATAGATTCACTATGATCGAAACTTTCCCGACATTGTTCGATATTTACTTCCACTTCGAACACTACAATATCAATAGCACGCAAGGCTAAAAAGGCTACTGCCTTTTCATAACTTTCGGCGAAGTATATAACCCCGGAGGAGGGCTTTAATCCCTCGTCCAGGATATCACTTAGATTGGCAAAATCAGTTGCGTGATATAGCTTCATTATTTTCCTCTTCCTTGTCAATTAAATCGATAGCCTCGTTCAACATTTCCTGGATATCCCAAGTAACTAATCGACCTTTATATTCGATAACAGTTGTAACGCCTGCAAACGAAATGTCGATCTTTTCGCCATTTTTGGGATGTACTGCGTCCGCCTGATGAAATCTCATAATGAGTGCGTTCTTTTCTTGTAATGTAGGTTTAGCCATTTTGTGTTCCTCCTAAATATTCTTCAAATGTAGCCATAGGCATGTTTGCGTTGTAAGTGTTCCATAATACTAATTGATCACCTGGTAGTTTAACCGCAGCGGTTGCGATTGCGTCGGTAATAATAGTTGGTAAGGAACGTTCGTAATGAACGTTCTTATATTCGTTTAACTCAATAGCTAGGGCATCCTTATTGTCAAATAGCTTTACATACTGTTCAGCTGCTTGTGTGATCGAGCGACGGGTTGAACGTCCGTCACTAATTTTGTTTCGAAGTGCATTTAATTCTTTATAGTGTTTCATTTTGTTTACCTCTTTTGTTTTACTTTATGTAACTATTATACTGTATTACCGGGTAATAGTCAAGCGTTTTGTTCGAAAAAGTTGAACTTTTTTTTTTCAATTATTTTGCGCTAAAAAAAGATAAGGTCGCAGTGACCTTATCCTTACTTGATGTAAAGTTTAATGAGTTGACATTCGATGTCGCCGTAGTTAGTAAATCGAACTTCATCAACTACCTTGTCCATGTAAGCTCCCAAGTCTTCGATGCGACCTTCGATGATCAATGTGTTGTAATTATTGAAGATTTGATAGTACCATTCGTCACCGAATTGTTCGATAGCTGCTTTGACTGTATTGTTGTTCATTGTAAGTTCCTCCTGTTTTTGTTGTATTTCTTACTTACAAGTTAATTATAACATATTACCGGGTAATACGCAACCCCTAAACACGAAAAAACTGAACTTTTTTTGAAAAAAAAAATAAGGCGCTAAAGCCTTATTCTTGCGTAAGTTGTTCGTAAGCGTAGTCAATAAGCTGCTCGCGTGAAAACTGAAAGACCTTACCATTTAGACATACAACAGGAAGCAAGGATCCATCGGCGCCGATAAATCCATGTCCCTTTTCGGTAGCAAGATACTCCCGTTGATTAGCAAATAGTTTGACATCGCTTTGATCCTTAATCGTCCCAAGCATCGACGTCACCTACCTTTCGAACTTTTGTATTACAGTCCAAGCATCGCCAATATTGACCACTAGGAACGGGCGTAAGGTTGTCACTGATTTGTTCGCCAGTTTGCGTCATAATGAACGTTCCTGCGTATTTAAAAGTTCGACCAATATAAGTCGAATTACATTTTGGACATCGCATAGTCGAAGCCTCCTTTACATTTTTATATAACTTAATACACTTGTCGTCTTTAAAGGTCTCACCTTCATTGTAGATTAGACCTTGCGGTAGATCCTGCACGTCTGTACCGTCGTCTAATAAGTCGCCGATAGTATGACAGTAAGCCGTCAGTACAGTGAACAAGCCGGGCGCGTGTTCCTTTTTAATTTGAACCTCCGTACACGTCATCCAACGCTGCGGCGTTTTGGTAAATATTCGAATACCCTTGTCATAGCTTTGATTAGGGTCAATCAATCCAAGTAGGCGCAAAAGGGTACCATTTAACGTCATATCCAAGTACACTTGAAAAGAGTCCGTATCCGCTAAGTATTTACAAGTTACTTTTCGGTAACTAATTTTAGGTACTTGTCGAACTACTGTCGCCAAATTAGGGCGAAACTTCTTACCTTGTTTAGGTTTGCGTTTTTTATTTTTAGCCATAACTTATTCCTTGTTCATTTTAGCTACCATCTTTTGATAGCGAACTTGCTCACTTGATGTATTGTGTATAGCTTCCAAGCGCTTGTCCAGTTGGTTCACTTCGACTTGTAATTGGCTAACCTGCACACGCAGCATCGCGATATTACAAACAAGCGCAGCGAAAAGGAGGACACCTCCCAACGCTACGGCTACTCTAAATTTATTGATCTTACGCATAATGTTCCTCCTTAACTCAAAAGCGCGTGTCGCTGAAGTAGTTTGTTAGCATGTTCCTTACATGCTACACTATTGAACCTTTTAGCTAACTGTTGGTAATACGCTGCTTCCGTCCAGCAATGTTGACGCTCCATTTCTGTAGCACGTTCGCCGAAATTGACAGGAGTAAACTCCATTTTTCTATCAAAAATAACCATCTTATTTTTCCTCCTAATATAATCCACTTTGGTCGACAAATCCTTGCAACCATTTTAGTACCTTTAGCAATAACTTAGCAAATAATCGAACTATGAACATTTTACGCCTCCTTTGTGTACTTTTCAAAAATAGGTAGAGCTGGTTCCGCAAGACGTTTGCGACGTTCAGTTGTAGGTCCTTTGCGTTTACTTGCTAAAGCCTTACGCACGTCCGCAAGGGAACGAAGTCCATAACCTGCTGCATTGTGTAGGATCTTAGCTTCCTTTTCAGTCAATTGTAAGTAGCGCAATGAAGTAACGTCTACCTTATTTTCACCAGCTGGAACATACAAAGGAACACAACCTTCGTCAATTGAAGGTATGTTCCATACTTGATAACCGCTAGGAATAGTCTTAACTTGTTTAAATGTGTCACCGCCGTTTTTAATTGTTTTCATTGTTTATCTCCTTTATATTATGCCATTACTTTTACTTGTTGAACTTCTAAGCCTTCGTTATCGTAGTGCCAAACTGCGCCGTCTGTAACACGTTTCAACTGAACATATTTACGACCTAATTTCCCTACGACTTCGAACTCAGTTCCAAATACGCTAACAACTTTCATTCCATCTTTTAGATCTTTAACTTTTAGCATTTTGTTTACCTCTTTGTTTTTATTTTTGTTTTTCTTTATGTATACATTATACCATATTACCCGGTAATACGCAACCCCTAAACCTCAAAAAATCGAACTTTTTTTTATTTTTTTTTTCAAAAAAAAGTAAGGCCTTAATGACCTTACCTAAAACGTGGATCTTATAATCCTTCATCAATAATGATTACGGGATTACCGTTGCGACTTTTAATAATAATTTCGGCTTCAATGTTTTTACCAAAATTAAAAATCGGCGCAATGTGTTTGACTTCTACAAATACTTTATCTTCTACTTCATCATAGTATGGATTAAGTTCTTCCATATCTACTTCATAGTTTTCCATAAGTTCTTCCGCTGTAAAATATGTTTCACTTCTAACTTCAAATTTCATTTTTAGTTCCTCCTTTTAGTTCCTTATTAAATGTCCAATGTTACTACATAAACGGCCGCAGTTGGGTCTTCCAAGTCCCATTCAATAACTTCTTCGTCGCTAAGTTTTTCCATTTGTAGGACTGTAGATTTAGCAAGTTTTTTAGCGAAGTTTGATCCGTCCAAGATGTTTTCAATGTTCCCTGAACCTAGGACTTCAGCTTGGTCATTGTTTACTACCATTAGGTATTCGTTAGTGAGTGCTTTTGTAAATTGTTCGAAGTTCATTTTGTTTACCTCTTTTTCTTTATTTCTTACTTACAACTATATTATACAATATTACCGGGTAATAGTCAAGCCTTTTTATCAAAAAAGTTCGAAAAAATTGAACTTTTTTTAATTATTTTTGCGCGGTAAAGGATAAAAAAAAATAAGGCCGAAAGGACCTTATCTATTATTTAATAAAATCAATACGTGAGTTATAACCTTTATCGTGCCATTTAACTACACCAAGTTCGATCAAATATTCTTTAGCATTTACTAAAGTAGCTTTGACTTCTTTACTTAATAGTGAAGTTGAACATCCCCAGCTAATTGTGCGAACTTTACCATTTGCAAAAAACAATTTAGCGTACTGAGTAAGGTCGTTACTTTTGAAAAATGTGATTTGAGTGATTGAAGTTGGACTAGCTTCTACCATTACGTTGATTACCATTTCGTCATTGTCTACCATATTGTATTTGAACATTTTCTGTTCCTCCTGTTTTTCTTTGTTTATCTTACTTACAAATTAATTATAACATATTACCGGGTAATACGCAACCCTTTTTCGAACTTTTTTTGATTTTTTTTTATTTTTTTTTTGACCTCGCAATAAATACGCGCAATTAAAAGACATCAAAACACGCTAAAAACTACGAAAAGTGCGCTAAAAGTATTTATCTACCTACTAATTAAAGACCAAAAACAAAATCGCGCAAAACGTTGATACATCAATAAAAATCAAATGCGCGCTAAATAAACATTTCGAACTATCTATAACTTAAACCCTTTATACTACTAGATATATAAGTAATTAGACTACATTTAACTAGCAATTAGACCTAAGCAATTAGCAATAAGTTTTATAGAAAATCGCACTTCCACAAACCAATTCTCAAAGTCCTGTAAATACAGTAGTACCAAGGGTTTACAAGATCGCAAAGGTATTAGAAAATCCAAATGTTCGAAAGTTCGAAAACACTGAACCACTCAAACTGAACAATAGTTCGAAAGTTCGAAAACATGGTTCGAAAGTTCGAAAATAAATGTTCGAAAAGTTCAATTGTTCGAAAGTTCGAAAATAAATGTTCAAAAGTTCGAAAAACCAAAGGACAAAAAGTTCGGGAAATTTAGCTCAAAAACCGCAAAATCTTAATTGATAACTTCGAACTATAATTTATCAAGTTCCGTATTACCTAGGAGCCTTTGATTGATGGAAATTTTAGTGTATAATATTAGTGACTTAAAATAAGAAGGAGGATGGTTTTTATGGTTAGTGAAAATGGACCTAAAACTAAAAAACCTGTATCGCGCAAAAAGAGAGGTCGTAAACCTGTCAAGCAGCAAGCGCGTGTCGACATGGACGAGGTCATTGAGTTCGATTATAAAGGGATAAAATTGTCCAAACAAGAACGCAATGAGCGCATGAAGATTGAATTTATTAGGGGCATGGATGTCGCGGAAATTGCGCATAGATACGGCGTGTCCAAAACAACAGTAGAGATCCTACGCTCAAAAGGTAAATGGGTCAAACTGAAAAAACAGTTCGAAGACGAAAAGGCTCTCGTCACTAATGACACTTTGACGCAAATGTATGCCGGGTTCAAAGTAACAGTCAACGTCAAATATCATGCCGCTTGGGAAAAACTAATGTCTATTATAGAAATGGCCTTGGATAACCCTGATAAGTATTTAATGACTAAAGATGGGCAAATTAGATGGGGAGCTTTGGATGTATTATCGAACATTATAGACCGCGCTCAATTAGGACAAGAACGGGCAAACGGGATGATCCCAGCAGAGGTTCAGTATCGCCTACAAATTGAACGGGAAAAGATTACCTTGCTAAGAGCTAAAATGGGAGAAGGAGACGGCACGGAAGAAGTTCGCGATAACTTTGTTCAGGCGCTGGACGAGGCCGCAAAATCAGTTTGGCAAACTTTTAGCGACGAGACAGGAGCTTACTTAAAAGGAGTAACAGATGGTAATGAGCCTAAGGAATAAAATACCTAAATTCAACTTTGTACCTTTTAGTAAAAAACAATTACAACTCTTAACGTGGTGGACTAATAACTCCCCTTACAAAGACTTCGACATTGTTATCGCCGATGGTTCAATCCGTTCTGGGAAGACTGTATCCATGGCCCTGTCTTTTACACTTTGGGCGATGACTTCGTTCAATGGTCAAAACTTTGCTATCTGTGGTAAGACGATTCACTCAGCGCGCCGTAACGTCATCCAACCCCTGAAGCAAATGCTAGTCAGTCGCGGTTATGAAATAAGGGATGTTCGAAATGAAAATCTAATTATTATTAGGTACATAAATAAAGGAAAAGAAATAGTCAATTATTTCTACATCTTCGGTGGTAAGGATGAAAGCTCCCAAGACCTAATCCAAGGGGTCACACTAGCTGGGATCTTCTGTGACGAGGTTGCGTTGATGCCGGAGTCTTTTGTCAACCAAGCAACTGGTCGATGTTCCGTCGAAGGTTCGAAAATGTGGTTCAGTTGTAACCCGGGAAATCCTAATCACTATTTCAAAAAGAACTGGATCGACAAACAAATCGAAAAGCGCATTTTATATCTTCACTTTACAATGGAAGATAATCCAAGTCTTAGTGAACACGTCAAAGAGCGCTATTCGAAAATGTATGCTGGCGTTTTCCGTAAAAGGTTCATTTTAGGTCTTTGGGTTACCGCGGATGGTCTTGTGTATTCGATGTTCAACGAGGAGCAGCATGTTCGAACCTTAGACATAGAGTTCGATCGATTGTTCGTCGCAGGAGACTTCGGTATCTATAATGCTACTACCTTTGGACTTTATGGATTTTCAAAGCGCCGAAAAAGGTATCACTTGATTCAGTCTTACTATCACTCCGGTAGGGAAGCAGAGGAACAACTTACTGAAGCCGATGTGAATGCTAATGTTCAGTTCGGTTCTATACTTCAAAAGACTACCAAAGAGTATGCGAACGATTTAGTGAACATGATTAAAGGGTACCCTATTGAATACATCATATTAGACCCTTCAGCGTCGGCAATGATTGTCGAACTACAAAAACATCCATATATAGTAAGAAAGAATATTCCTATTATACCAGCGCGCAATGACGTCACGTTAGGTATTTCCTTCCACGCCGAACTCTTAACGGAAGGTCGCTTTACAATAGATCCAAGTAACACGCACGACATAGACGAGTATTATTCTTATAGCTGGGACACTAAGGCTAGTCAAGTTGGTAAAGACCAAGTCATTAAAGAGAATGACCACTGTATGGACCGTAATCGCTATGCGTGTTTGACGGACGCGATTATCAATGACGACTTTGGTTTTGAAATCCAAGTGCTATCGGGTAAAGGTGCGCGATAATAATAGGAAACAATATTAGATAAAATAGTGTATAATACATTATAGGAGGTAAACTACATGGCTAAAAAATCAAAAGCTATTTCTCACACCGACGAGCTGGTTAGTCAGTCCTTTGATAGCCCGCTTGCGCAGAATCAAAAGTTCAAAAAGGAACTACAAGAGGTCGAAAAGTATTACCAATACTTCGACGGCTTCGACGTAACCGACTTGAACGCAGACTATGGTCAAACGTGGAAGATTAAAGAAGATTCACTTGACTATACACCAACCCGCGAGATCCGTAACTATATTCGATCCCTCATTAAAAAGCAAGCGCGCTTTATGATGGGAACCGAACCTGAATTGATCTTCAGTCCTATTGTAGACAAGGAAGACGATAAAGCAGAAAATAAACGCATTTTGTTCGACCACATTTTAGGTCACGCTAAATTCTGGAGTAAATGTAAACGAGCTTTGGTAGATGCGACAGTAGGTAAACGAGTGCTATTATCCGTTATAGCAAACCCTGGAGAACCTGTAGATGTTCAGTTCTACTCTATGCCGCAATTTTCTTACATTGTAGACCCTAAAGATCCTTCCCGTTTATTGTCCGTCGACATTGTCTATCAGGACGAGCGTACCAAAGGGATGTCCACTGAAAAACAATTATGGCATCACTACCGTTATGAAATGAAATCGGGAAGTTCGAACTCCGGGATTACTACTGCGCTGGAGGATGTCGAAGAGCAATGCTGGCTCACCTACACGTTGACCGACGGAACTTCGAACCAAATCTACATGACGGAAGATGGGCAAACGACAATCAAGGAAAAGGACGCCAAACTAATTGAGATCGAAGACAATTTAGGTAATAAGGTTCAAGTACCATTAAAAGTCCAAGAGTCGGCGCCGACTGGACTTAGTCAAATCCCTTGTAAGGTCATTTTAAATGAACCACTTACTAATGACGTATACGGAACAAGTGACGTCAAAGACTTAATCACTATCGCGGACAATACGAACCGAACTATTAGTGACATGAGGGATTCCCTTCGATTTAAAATGTTCGAACAACCCGTCATCATTGATGGATCTTCGAAGTCTATCCAAGGAATGAAAATTGCGCCGAACGCTTTGGTCGACATTAAGAGTGACCCTACATCTTCCATTGGCGGCGCTGGAGGAAGACAGGCTCAAGTCACAACTATTTCAGGGAACTTCAACTTCCTACCCACGGCTCAATACTATTTAGACGGAGCTAAAAAAGCCATGTATGAACTCATGGATCAACCACTTCCGGAAAAAGTACAGGACGCGCCGTCTGGGATTGCTATGCAATATCTATTCTATGACCTAATGAGTAAATGTGACGACAAGTGGGCCGAGTGGGATGACGCTATTGAATGGCTTATCGAACTATTAGAAGAGATCCTTAGTAAAGTAGGAGTAGACCTAGGAGTTCTACCACAAGACATTCAATCAAGTTACCAAACACTTACGACCTTAACCATTGACCACCGTTACCCATTACCAAGCGACGAACTTTCTGCTAAACAAACTGCGCTCACTGAAGTACAGACAAATGTTCGAAGTCACCAATCTTACATTGAAGAGTTCAGTAAGAAGGAAAAAGCCGACAAAGAGTGGGAACGTGTATTGCAGGAACTTGCGCAGCTTGATGAAATTTCTGCAGGCGCCCTACCTGTATTAGCTGAAGAATTAAACGAACAAGGAGAACCACAAGATGAAGCACAACAAGAAGAAACAATTGAAGAACCAAGTACGCCAGAACAACAAGAGCAACAAACCCAAGATCGAATCTAAAACGGTCTTTGACGTAAACTGCGATCATTGTGAACATAAGTTCGAACTATCGTCCAAGCAAATTATCTCCAAACATATCGAACGCGGCGTCGAGTGGAGGTTCTTTGAATGTCCTAAGTGTCATTATAGGTTCACTACTTACGTCGGCGATAAGGAAGTCGAAAAACTAATTCGATTTAGAAATGAATGTCGTTCAAAAATGAAAAAGGAATTAGCCAAAGGTGCAGCAATGAACCAAAACCTTTACCACGATTATCGAATGAAGGACGAGAACGCCGGGCATAAGATTTCAGGCCTTACCGCAAAATTGAAAAAGGAGCTGAACATTGAGCAAAGAGAAAAAGAATGGGTATCTCAGTAGCTGGGAAAAAGCTATACACGAGACCAACATTAAATTGACCCTTGAACAGGAGAAGGCTATCCTAAAAGCGTTCAATGACGCAGGGGTCGATCTAATTGAAAAAATTAAAAAGTCCCGTAATGGTTACCTACCTAAACGGATCTATAAAGACTACGCTTACGACTTACATAAAGTGATGGTTCACGTTATGCACGAATACTCCCAAAAAGCCGCCGAAAATGCTATTGATGGACAGGTTCTACATTTACTGAACATTTTAGGTGGTGACGGAAATGCTACTGCTAAAGACTTTGAAAAGGATGTTCGTTCAGCGTCATTAGTCTTTTCCCGTAGAGCCGCTGAAGCCGTTACTAAGGGTGAAATCTACAAAGACGGGAAGAACTTGTCTAAACGTGTATGGTCAAACGCCGCACGCGCAGGGAATGACGTTCAACAAATAGTCACGCAAGGTCTATCAAGTGGGATGTCTGCGGTCGACATGGCTAAAATGTTGGAACAGTACATAGATCCAAAATCTCGTAAAGAGTGGGACTTCGAACAAATCGCCGAAAAGTTGGGTCGAACTACTGCCCACAAGTATGAAAATTTAGAGTACAATGCTTTAAGATTAGCAAGAACAACCATTAGTCACTCCGCTACCGCTGGCGTTCGACAATGGGGAAAAGTGAACCCTTACGCCAGAAAAGTTCAATGGCACTCCGTACACGCGCCAGGTCGAACTTGTCAGGCTTGTCGCGATTTGGATGGGGAAGTGTTCCTTATTGAAGATTGTCCGTTCGATCATCCTAATGGTATGTGTTACCAAACTATATGGTACGAAAATTCATTGGAAGAAATCGCCGACGAGTTGCGCGGTTGGATTGATGGAGAACCGAACGATGTTTTAGACGCTTGGTATGATGATCTAAACGCAGGGAAGATCGAAAAATACAGTGACCTGGACTTTGTTAAAAGTTATTAAGATATCGTTTTCGAACGGTATCTTTTTCTCTATAATTAGTCTACAGGTAGCTTTCGTTCGAAATATAGTAAAAAAGGTTCGATTCTGTTATAATAATACATGAAAAAGGGATCCTGTCACCTTACGACTTGAACTTGGTTTCACTGTTCCAATTCAAAACAGAAGATTCAGCCGGAGGGCGTAAACTCAAGGAGGATATCAAATGGCTTATCATTTAGAAGACCTTTTAAAAGGTTTGGATGAACCAACGATCAAAAACGTCACAGAGCATGTGAAAGCTAAGGCAAAAGAATTGGACGCAAAATTGTTCATCGACGGTGATGGTCAACATTATGTACCACACGCACGTTTCGATGAAGTTGTTCAACAACGAGATCAAGCGAACAATTCGATTGAAGGCTACAAGAAGGAAGTAGCTACATTGTCCAAGCAGGTCGAAGATGGTAGTGATGCGCAGGCTACGATTCAAAACCTACAAAGTCAATTAGAGAACCAAACTCAAATAGCTAAAAGTGCTTCAGTTATTTCGGCTCTACATCCTTTGATCACTGATTCCATTGCTCCCGCAGCGGACATTCTTGGATTTATGAACCTGGACGATATCACAGTCGACGACAAAGGTAACGTCAAAGGTTTAGAAGACCAATTAAAGTCTTTGCGCGAGTCTCGTAAATACTTATTCAAAGAAAGTCCTAAAGACGAGGAAAACCCTAACCCTGAATCTTCTCACAAAGGAGCTTCCGGGACAGGGAACCCAGGTAACTCAGGTCGCGTAGGCGCAGGAGTTCCCGAACCACGTGAAGTAGGATCCTTTGGTAAGCAACTCGCTGAATCATTAGCTCAATCACAAAGTGCTACTGGTCAGCAACAAGCTACATTCTTTAAATAATAGGAGGAAAAGGCTATGCCTAATGTACGAGTTAAGAAAACTGATTTCAATCAAACTACTCGAAGCGTTGTCGCAATCCCAGACCATTATGTCGCCCTAAGCGCTCAAATCCCTGCTACTGCCGCTACTGACGTAGGTGGTAAAAAGTATATTTTAGCCGGAACCTGTGTAAAGAACGCAACTACACTCGACGGTCGCAAGACTGGACTTGAAGTGGTTCAAACTGGCGAACAATTCGATGGCGTTATCTTTGCGGATCAACGTGTTTACGACGGTGAAGATAAAGTCACTGTCACTGTTCTTGTTCATGGATTTGTTAAATACGCAGCTCTTCAAAAAGTTGCTGGAACAGTTCCTGAAAATAAAAACCCAATGATTTTGGTAGTAAAATAGGAGGAAGTATTAGATGAATATTTATGATTACCTAAATGCGAGTGAGGTCGCTGCTTACATCCAAGCTCTACCTTCAAACGCTCTTCCATACCTTGGACCTTCACTTTTCCCTAATGCACAACAAGCAGGGACGGACATTTCTTGGCTAAAAGGTGCTAATAACCTTCCAGTAACTATTCAACCTTCGAACTACGACGCTAAGGCAAGTATTCGCGAACGTGCTGGATTTAGCAAACAAGCTACTGAGATGGCGTTCTTCCGTGAATCAATGCGTTTGGGCGAAAAAGACCGTCAACAACTTCAATTGTTATTGACTCAAAGTCAAGGAATGGCTCAACCAATCATCACTCAGCTATACAATGACACTAAAAACCTTGTCGACGGTGTAGAAGCGCAAGCCGAATACATGCGTATGCAGTTGCTTCAGTACGGTAAATTTACTGTTAAATCTACCAACAGTGAAGCTCAGTATACCTATGATTACAACATGGACACTAAACAACAATACACCGCGGCGCAAAAATGGACTGACCGTACTAAGTCGGATCCTATCGCCGACATTTTGGCAGCTATGGACGATATGGAAAATCGTACAGGGGTTCGACCTACTCGTATGATTATGAACCGTAACACTTACAACAACATGACGAAGAGTGACTCAATTAAGAAAGCTCTTGCTATTGGTGTTCAAGGGTCATGGGAAAACTTCATGCTATTAGCTGCGGACGCTGAAAAGTTCATCGCTGAGAAGACTCAACTTCAAATCGCGGTGTACTCTAAGAAGATTGCACAATTTGCTGACGTCGACAAATTGCCTGACTCAGGTAACATCCGTCAGTTCAACTTGATTGATGACCACGTCGTTGTCCTTCTTCCGCCAGATCCAGTTGGTCACACTTGGTACGGAACTACTCCAGAAGCGTTTGACTTGGCTTCAGGTGGAACAGACGCACAGGTTCAAGTCCTTTCAGGTGGACCTACTGTCACTACTTACATGGAAAAACATCCAGTGAACGTGGTGACTGTCGTTTCTGCGGTAATGATCCCATCGTTCGAAGGGATCGACTATGTTGGGGTTATCAAAACCAACGAAGGCTAATTTTAGGAGGTAATTTATGGCTACACTAAAAGCGTTGAGTACGTTGATTGTCTCCGGGAGTGTAGCGCATACGGGTTCGGTATTTCACTGTCCCGATGCGCTTGCTACTTCCCTCATTGAAAGCGGTCTTGCTTTTGAACTAAAAGAAGCCGAGGGTACGGACGTCACTACGGATAGTTCAGTTTTAGATGACGAGGACGAAGTTGAAAAAATGCGACAAGAATATGCCGCAATGACTGTCCCTCAACTCGCTGAACTGGCGCAAGCTAACGGTATTGACCTAACTGGTCTTACTCGTAAGAGTGAATATATCGACGCCCTAATTGACTACGAACTAGGAGAATAAAATGGCGGAACAAGCGGATATTGACTTGGTTGTGGAGAACATTGGGAACAACAATTCTCCAAACCCTTACCCACAAGAATATATCTCCGCTCTTTTAGACCGTCACAAGTCGGTTGCGTATGTAAGCTATAAATTATGTCTTCTTAAAACGCGAAATGACGTTGTGACTCTTGGACCTATTAGCTTGAAAGGGGACGCAGACTACTGGAAAAACATGGCTCAACTATTCTACGATGAATATAAAGCCGAGCAGCAGGAGCAAGAACTATCTTCAAGCGAAGGTTCAACTATCCTAATGAGAAGGGCGGACGGGACATGACATACGACCTAAATTATGTCAAGGAACAAGTTCGTCGAGCTATTGATGCTGCTCCTACAAAAATCGACGTAACAAGGGACGCATGGGTCAGCGATGGTTACGGTGGTAAAAAACGAGACACTAAAGGAAGTGAAGTCCTCAAAGGTGCTACTTGTTTATTCGATAACGCCACAGGGCCGGACCTATTGTCCAATGCTACGGACGCTGGTAGGATCTTTGCTCAAAATGGAATTCGAATCTTTATTATGTACGACGACGGCGCTGCTATTAAACCTGCGGATACTGTTACGGTACTTCAGTCAGGGCGCCGATATCGTGTCGTCGAAGTACATAACATTTTAGAGCAAAATATTGTAATTGAACTTAAATTAGAGGTGAAGGACTAATGGCTGAACTTGTATGGGATCCTAGCGAGTTTGTTCAGTCCTGCGAACAGTACAGAAGCAAGTTCCTTGTATCTGTTTTATTAGTTTGTGAAATAGCTTCAACTAAGATGGAGGCTTACGCAAAATCGAACGCGATTTGGACGGACCGAACTGGTAACGCTCGTCAAAAGCTACGAGGGGAAGCCGCATGGGTCAGTAGGGATCAAATTATGATTGCGGTGTCCCACCATATGAGCTACGGCTTTTGGTTGGAGTTAGCGCACGGACGTAAGTACAAGATACTTGAACAGTCTATTGAAGACAATGTCGAAGAACTGTTTAGGGCTCTAAGACGATTAGTAGACTAGGAGGATGAAATGACAAAACGTACTTCAATGATGGACAGACTGAAGGAGATACTACCAACCTACCAACTGTCTCCTACTCCTATGATACCTGGACTTCAGTTCGGGGAAACGGAGGATGAATTAGACCGTCCAGATGATTATATTGTACTTCGATTCAGTCATCGAATGCCTAGTGCTACGAACCGTCTTGGAAGTTTTGCCTACTGGAAGGTTCAAATCTACGTCCACTCTAATTCAATTATAGGGATAGACGATTACGGTCAAAGAGTTCGAGAACTGATCAAAGAAATGGGTTACGAGGTAACGTATTCGGAGACAGGTGACTACTTTGATACGATGTTATCTCGTTATAGACTAGAAATCGAATATAGAATACCACAAGGAGGAAATCTATAAATGAGTAAGGATATTCTTTACGGAATTAAGTTTGTCGAAATCGAAGAACTTGATCCACTCACTCAACTACCGAAAGTTGGTGGATCTAAGTTTACAGTCGACACCGCTGAAACTGCGGAACTCGAGTCAGTAACCTCGGAAGGTACGGAAGACATCAAGCGCAATGATACTCGTATTCTTGCGATCGTGCGTACTCCAGACCTTTTGTATGGTTACGACCTAACATTCAAGGACAACACGTTTGACCCTGAAATTATGGCATTGATTGAAGGCGGTACTGTTCGCAAAGTGAACGAAGCTATCGCTGGATATGACTCACCAATGCTTGCACAAGGCGCAACAAATATGAAGCCATTTAGGATGAATATTTATGTGCCTAACTATGTAGGAGACTCAATTGTCAACTACGTCAAAATCACTTTGAACAACTGTACTGGTAGCGCTCCAGGATTGAACATCGGTAAAGAGTTCTATGCTCCAGAGTTCAAAATCAAAGCCCGCGAGGCTACTAAGGCTGGACTTCCTGTTAAGTCAATGGACTACGTTCCTACACTCCCTGCTATCCTTCGCAATGTGAAGTATGATTTAGCTGGTGGTAACGGAACCGCAAACCCTGCTAAAGTAGAAGTAGGTAAAAAGGTAACGCCTAAACCTACAGATCCAACACGCACAGACGGCAAAGTCTTCAAGGGGTGGAAGATCCAAGGTGAATCCACTATGTGGAACTTCGATACAAGTGTTATGCCTGACCGTGATATTACACTTGTCGCACAATACGCATAATTTTAGAAAGGTACTGCTATGAATAACAACATTATCACCGCTGAACAATTTCGTCAAAAATCGTTCCAAATTATCCCTCTTCCAGGTTTTGGAAAAGACGCTGAGCCTATTTATGTTCAAATTCGCTCGGCTGGGGTAATGAACTTGATTGCGAACGGTCGTATCCCTAATACTCTTTTAGGTAAGGTAACTGAACTTTTCGGTGAAACACAAGAGGTCACTAAAGACAACTTGGACATGAAGTCTATCACAGACGATCAAAAACGCAAAGCCTTGGAAAAACTGAACAAAAGTGATTCAGGGATCCAGGACATGGCCGAGCTCTTGCGTGTCTTTGCGGAAGCAGCATTGGTTCAACCTACCTATGCAGAAATTGGGGAGTACATGACGGACGATCAGTTGATGACGATCTTCAGCGCAATGTACGGAGAGGTAGCTTCGGCGGAGTCCTTTCGTTCAAACGAAGGAAATGTCTAATGTCATAGCAGTCGCTACTGAATTTCATATTAGACCTAGTGATGTCGTAGGGCTAACCACAGATATTGGACGTTATTGCTTCGATACTGCGGCCGTAGCCTACATTCGCTACATCGCGGACGATAAGACTCCTAGGTACCCTGGAGACGAGAAAAAGAATCCAGGTTTGCAAATGCTAATGGAGTGACTTTATTTAGTCGCTCCTATTTTTATTGAATAGAAAGGAAGATATATGGATTTTGGATCAATAGCAGCTAAAATGACGCTAGACATTTCAAATTTCACAAGTCAATTGAACTTGGCTCAAAACCAGGCTCAACGACTAGCAGTTGAGTCGTCCAAATCCTTCCAAATCGGTTCAGCGTTGACGGGCATGGGTAAGGTACTATCTACCGCCGTTACGCTACCTCTTTTAGGTATAGCTGCGACTTCCATTAAGGTAGGGAACGAGTTCCAAGCTCAAATGTCCCGGGTACAGGCTATCGCAGGAGCAACAGGTGGAGAACTTGACAAGATGAAACGTCAGGCAATCGAACTCGGTGCTAAGACGGCCTTCAGTGCTAAAGAAGCTGCGCAAGGTATGGAGAACCTCGCTTCAGCTGGTTTTCAAGTGAACGAGATCATGGACGCGATGCCGGGGGTACTCGACCTCGCTGCGGTATCTGGAGGAGATGTAGCAGCAAGTTCCGAGGCGATGGCAAGCTCCCTACGAGCTTTTGGATTAGAAGCCGGACAGGCAGGACACGTCGCAGACGTATTCGCACGAGCTGCCGCAGATACGAACGCAGAGACTGTCGACATGGCTGAAGCGATGAAGTATGTCGCACCGGTTGCGCATTCGATGGGGTTAAGTTTAGAAGAAACCGCAGCGTCTATCGGTATTATGGCCGACGCAGGTATCAAAGGTTCACAAGCAGGTACTACACTTCGCGGAGCCTTGTCCCGTATTGCTAAACCTACTAAGGCTATGGTTAAATCCATGGATCAATTAGGAGTATCGTTCTACGACGCAAATGGTAAGATGATCCCACTTCGGGAACAAATTGCTCAACTGAAAACGGCTACTGCTGGGCTAACGCAAGAAGAACGGAACCGACACCTCGTAACCTTGTACGGTCAAAACTCCCTCTCCGGTATGCTTGCGCTATTAGACGCAGGTCCAGAGAAATTGGATAAAATGACTAACGCCCTAATCAACTCCGATGGAGCCGCAAGGGAAATGGCGGAGACTATGCAAGACAACCTTGCAAGTAAAATTGAACAAATGGGAGGAGCGTTTGAATCCGCAGCGATTGTCATTCAACAAATTTTAGAACCCGCATTGACGAAGGTCGTAGGTGGGATCACTAAACTTATTGAAGCGTTCCTTAATATGTCTCCCGTAGGTCAAAAGATGGTAGTTATTTTCGCCGGAATGGTCGCAGCACTTGGACCTCTATTGCTAATAGCTGGAACAGTGATAACGACAATGGTGAAACTTCGAATAGCTATGCAATTTTTAGGACCTGCGTTTATGGGAACGATGGGAACGATAGCTCTGGTAGTCGCCGCATTCTACGCCCTAGTCGCCGTCTTTATGATAGCATACACTAAGTCCGAGAAGTTTAGGAACTTTATCGATAGCTTAGCGCCTGCTATTAAAAAAGGTCTAGGAGTAGCCATAGAATGGACGGCAGAGAAATTGAAAGTCCTTTGGGAGTGGCTACAGAAAGCCACTGAAAAGGTCAAAGAGTTCGGTTCAGCTATTAGTTCGAAAGTAGCTAATACTTTACAACAGTTCGGTATCAACTTAGGACAAGCAGGATCCTCAATAGGTTCGTTCATTAGTAGTGGACTTGAACGACTAGGAGGCGCCTTTGGTAAGGTAGGAGGGATTATGTCGATCGCTGCTTCCGTTCTTACTAAGGTAGGACTTGCGTTCTTCGGTATTACAGGTCCTTTAGGTCTCGTCATTAGTCTCGTAGTGTCGTTCCTAACCGCGTGGGCTCGTACAGGGCAACTGAACGCCGATGGAATTACTCAAGTGTTCGATAACTTGACTAGCACTATCCAAGGCGCAGCGGATGCTATCAATCAATACTTACCTATTTTCGTTCAAAAAGGAACCGAAATTTTAGTTAAGTTGATCGAAGGTATAGTTAATGCTATCCCGGGTGTCGTGTCCGTTATTTCGCAGGTAATTGAATCCTTAGTACAGACAATATCGACAGTCTTACCAACAATACTGGCAGCAGGGGTTCAAATCCTAACGGCTCTAATAAACGGTATTGCGCAAGCATTACCAACTATTATCCAAGCAGCGATCCAAATTATTATGGCGTTATTTAACGGCCTTATTCAAGCGTTACCAACGATTATTAGCGCAGCGATACAAATCATCCAAGCTCTTATTCAAGGACTTGTAGAGGCTCTACCTGCTATCATAGAAGCAGCGTTACAAATCATCACAGGACTTGTCCAAGGACTGATCCAAGCGCTACCTATGATTTTAGAAGCAGCGTTACAGATCATTATGGGACTTGTGAACGCTTTGATTGAAAATATCGGTCCTATCCTAGAGGCAGGTGTTCAAATTCTTATGGCGCTTATCCAAGGACTCATTCAAATGATCCCGGAACTTATTGTAGCAGCGATTGAAATTATAACGACGTTATTGACTTCAATCTTGTCAAACTTGCCTCAACTACTTGAAGCGGGTGTCAAATTGCTACTTGCGTTGATACAAGGGCTAATCCAAATGATCCCGCAGCTACTCGCTGGAGCGATTCAAATTATGATGGCGTTACTCAAAGCTATTGTAGACTACGTTCCTAAACTTCTCCAAGCAGGGGTTCAACTTCTACAAGCATTGATCCAAGGTATCGCCTCCCTAATAGGGTCACTCGTCTCTACAATCGCCTCTATGATGGGTCAAGTGGTAAGTAAGATCGCAAGCTTCTTAGGACAGATGTTATCTGGAGGAGCGAACTTAATTCGAAATCTTATTAGCGGTATCGGTTCCATGATCGGTTCCGTAGTAGGTAAGATTAGTTCAATGGGTAGCTCCATGATCTCAAGTATCACGGGATTCGCTGGACAAATGGTAAGCGCCGGAGTGAACTTAGTTCAAGGGTTCATCAATGGTATCGGTTCGATGGTAAGCTCGGCCGTAAACGCTGCGGCGAACATGGCTAGCAGTGCATTGAACGCCGTCAAAGGCTTCCTCGGTATCCACTCACCATCTCGTGTGATGGAGAAAATGGGGGTATATACTGGACAAGGTTTCGTAAATGGTATCGGTAACATGATTAGAACTACACGTGACAAGGCTATCGAAATGGCTTCAACAGTTACGGACGCTCTAAGCAATGTGAAGATGAACATCCAAGAAAATGGAGTAGTTCAAAAGGTCAAAGACGTTTTCGAACAAATTGTAGACGAGATGCCGGACGAACTTCCAAAACCTGGATTCGGTAAGGTATTAGACGCTATTAGAACGCCAGAAGTTGACCTTTACGGTAACAAGGATAAAGATCCAGACAAACCTCAAGGAGGAGGAGCTTCCGGAGGTAAGGATCACACCACAATCACTATTGGAACAATCGTAGTTCGAAATAATGATGACGTTGACAAACTCTCACGCGGTCTTTATAATAAAAGTAAAGAAACCTTATCAGGGTTTGGTAACATCGTAACACCATAAGGAGGCTAGTATGGCAAATAGACAAACGCTTTTAGCGGACGGCATTGACTTGTCGACTAAAGGAGCGACCGTGCTGGACTATACAGGGCTTACCTTGGCAGGATTTAAGGATTCAGGGTTCAAAAACCCAGAGGGGATAGACGGAGTATTAGATTCTCCGTCTACTGCTCTATCCGGCCTAACAGGGAGCGTCACTGTATTGTTCAAAGGCTTATCGGAAAAACAAGTAAATGCAAAATATCGTGAGTTCAAACAGTTCATTCGATCTAAATCATTTTGGCGACTTTCAACTAAAGAGGATCCAGACTTTTACCGCTTCGGTAAATTCCTTGGCGAAAGTGAACATGGATCACTGACTGAAGTTCCTGTTTTAGGGGAGGCGACTTTGATTGTCAAAATTGGTATTCAGTTCAAAGACGGTTATGAGTACACGAACGCAGTCATTCGAAAACCTTATACATTTAAGGCCGCTGAAGGAGGGGATAAACTTCCTAACCCTGGACGCCCTACTCGTCAAGTTCGATTAGAGTTACGAGCAGCAAGTCAACTGAACGGCTACTTCCGTATCGAGGAAAAAAGTTCAGGACAGTTTGTGGAGTTTGGGACTAACTCGGTACTTATGGAAGCTGGTTCAATAGTCATGTTGAACTTAGGAACTTTTGAACTAATTAAAATCAGCGCAAGTCAACAAGCTACAAATATCTTTAGGTACATTAAACGAGGAGCTTTTTTCAAAGTACCTAATGGAGAAGCTACAATTAAGATCCAATATCGTGCAAACGATACGGCTTCATGGACGACTACTTTGCCCGTAACGGTAGAGATGTTTTTAAGTCCATCTTACTATTAGAAAGGAGATTTCATGTTAGATAACGGCCTAATAATGAGTCCTATCCCGGACGATATTGTTTATGTTTATGATCAAAACTACAATCTACTTGGCGCCAGCGTGGAAATCTTCAGTAAGATGTATGAGGATGAAATCGTAACCCGCGCAAGAGGTAAGGAAGTATTCACTTTTGAAAGCATTGAAACTTCTTCGATTTATCAACATTTAAAAGTCGAAAATATTATTAGCTTTGGCGGTAGATGGTTCCGTATTAAGTACGCGCAGGACGTGGAAGATACTAAAGGGTTGACTAAGTTTACATGTTATGCCCTATGGTACGAACTCGCTGAAGGACTTCCAAGACCTTTGAAGCATGTCGCTACTACCGTCGGCGCCGTAGCGCAGGACATTATCAAGGACGCAGGTAAATGGGTTCAAGTAGTATGTCCACCTGACGGAGCGAATAAAAGAGTTCGAAGTATTACGGCTAAAGAGAACTCCATGCTATGGCACCTACGCTATTTAGCGAAACAATACAATTTAGAGATCACGTTCGGTTACGAAGAACTATTAGAGCAAGAAGTTCGAATAGTTCGAACAGTCGTATTTCTACAACCGTATACAGAGTCCAAAGTCGACTTCCCGTTGGTCGTTGAAGAGAATTTGAAATACGTGACACGACAAGAAGATTCCCGTAACTTGTGTACCGCCTACAAGCTCACAGGTAAAAAGGAGGAAGGAAGTCAGGAACCTTTGACCTTTGCGTCTATCAATAACGGAAGTGACTACCTCATTGACGTCTCGTGGTTTACTGCACGTCAAATGCGTCCTAGATACATTGCCAAGTCTAAAAGCGATGAACGTTTTAAGATTAAAGAAAATCTAATGAGTGCTGCTAGGGCTTACTTGGATATTTACTGTCGCCCTTTGATTGGGTACGAGGCTTCAGCGGTCTTGTATAAAAAGATCCCAGACCTACACCATACTCAATTGATTGTCGATGACCATTATAGCGTTATTGAATGGCGCAAAATTTCGTCCCGAAAAATCGACTATGATGACCTATCTCAGTCTGTTTTAACGTTCCAAGATCCAAGGCGCGACCTAATGGACTTACTGAACGAGGACGGTGAAGGTGTATTAGCTGGAGAACTGGAGACTGAATCCCATGTCGTTATTAGGTACGCAGATGATATCTTAGGTACAAACTTCAACGCAGAATCAGGGAAGTATATTGGAGTCATTTCGACTACTAAACACCCTAATGAACTTGTCCCAGATGACTTCACTTGGGTTAAACTACAAGGGCCGGAAGGTCCTCAGGGAGAACAAGGAAGTCCAGGACGGGACGGCGTGGACGGAGTTGCAGGGAAGAACGGAGTAGGTATAGCAGATACTTCGATTACCTACGCCGTGTCTGTCTCCGGTACGCAGGAGCCTGAAAGTGGCTGGAGTGAACAAGTTCCGGAACTAATCAAGGGACGCTTCTTGTGGACGAAAACATTTTGGCGATATACTGATGGAGCGCACGAGACTGGCTATTCAGTTGCCTATATTGGACAAGACGGTAATACAGGTAAAGACGGTATCGCAGGTAAAGACGGAGTTGGTATAGCTGCTACTGAAATCATGTACGCAAGTTCGAACTCTTCTACTATTGCACCTGCTGGAGGGTGGTCAACGCAAGTCCCTACTGTCCCTCAAGGACATTACCTTTGGACACGGACGACCTGGCGCTATACGGACAAGACTACGGAGACTGGTTATTCAGTATCTCGTAATGGACAGGACGGCGCTAAAGGTGACGCAGGACGCGACGGTGTACCCGGTAAGAACGGACTTGGACTGAAAAATACCTCGGTAATGTACGGTATTAGCATGAATGATACTGTTCAACCTGGATCTTGGACAAGTCAAGTCCCTGCGCTTATAAAAGGTCAATATCTATGGACTCGAACAATTTGGACCTACACGGACAACACTAATGAAACAGGTTACCAAAAGACCTATATCCCACGCGACGGGAATAATGGACGGGATGGTATAGCCGGTAAGGACGGAGTAGGGATCAAGTCTACGACGATTACCTATGCAGGATCTACCTCCGGAACTGTTCCACCTACAACAAATTGGACTTCGAACATTCCAAACGTTCAACCAGGCTTTTTCCTTTGGACAAAGACCGTTTGGACATATACGGACAACACGAGTGAGACAGGATATTCGATTTCAAAAATCGGTGAAACAGGTCCAAGAGGGCTACAAGGGCTACAAGGTCCTCAGGGGCTACAAGGTATTCCTGGAGCAGCTGGACGTGACGGGCGTTCCCAATATACTCACATAGCGTTCTCCGATAGTCCTAATGGGGAAGGATTTAGTCACACGGATCAGGGTCGAGCTTACATTGGACAGTATCAGGATTTTAGTCCTAAGCACTCCAAAGATCCTGCAGCATACCGCTGGACGAAGTGGAAGGGTAATGACGGAGCGCAAGGGATACCCGGGAAGCCAGGCGCAGACGGTAAGACGAATTATTTCCATATAGCTTATGCTTCGAGCGCAAATGGATCACGTGAGTTCAGTTTGGAAGATAATAATCAACAATATATGGGTTACTACTCCGACTATACACAAGCCGATAGCAGGGATCGAACGAAGTATAAATGGTTCGACCGTCTTGCTAATGTTCAAGTTGGTTCCCAAAATTTACTTCGAAATACCGCTACACTTCCTATCAAGGACGGCGTAGGTACCACTTGGAGCGTTAGGTCCGGAGGTAACGGAACCGCTGAAGTAGTAACACTGAACAATTACCCTGTACCTGGGATCCTAAAAGGTATTAGAGTTAAGGATAACACGAACAACGGAAACAAGGATTTAGGTCAAGACGTTAAACTAATCGTCGGTCAACGTTATACCATGTCCTGCTGGGCTCGTGTAAGTCCTACGAGTGACCGACCTAATGTCAACTTGCTAATAAGATCTTGGACAACGAACGACACTAACAGGGTACTCTTTAAGACTATTAGTAACAAGAATTGGGTTAAGTATAGTCTATCCTTTACCGCGGATACCGAAAACAACGGTATTCAGTTCGGTCAAAACGGTCCCGGTAATATCGAAATCTGCGGTATGAAACTAGAGCTCGGTAACGTACCAACTGACTGGTCTTTAGCCATGGAAGATATTCAGTCTCAGTTAGACGAAAAAGCTAACCAAAAGCTAACGGATCAACAGTTGCTAGCCTTAACTGAAAAAACTCAGTTACATGACGCAGAATTGAAAGCTAAGGCTACAATGGAGCAGTTAAGCAATTTAGAAAAGGCTTACGAAGGTAGGATGAAAGCTAATGAAGAGGCTATCAAAAAATCCGAAGCCGACCTAATCTTAGCGGCAAGTCGAATTGAGGCTACTATCCAAGAACTTGGCGGGCTACGGGAACTGAAAAAGTTCGTCGACAGTTATATGAGCTCTTCTAATGAAGGACTGATTATTGGTAAGAACGACGGTAGCTCTACCATTAAAGTATCGAGTGACCGAATTTCTATGTTCTCCGCAGGGAAGGAAGTCATGTACCTTACGCAAGGGGTCATTCACATCGATAACGGGATCTTTACCCAATCCATTCAAGTCGGCCGATTTAGAACGGAACAATACTCGTTTAATCCCGACATGAACGTGATTCGGTATGTAGGATAAGGAGAAACAAATGACAAAATTTATCAACTCATACGGCCCTCTTCACTTGAACCTTTACGTCGAACAAGTTAGTCAGGACGTAACGAACAACTCCTCGCGAGTTAGTTGGCGAGCTACTGTCGACCGCGATGGAGCTTATCGAACATGGACTTATGGAAATATTAGTAACCTTTCCGTATGGTTAAATGGTTCAAGTGTTCATAGCAGTCACCCTGATTATGACACGTCAGGCGAAGAGGTAACGCTTGCAAGTGGAGAAGTGACTGTTCCACACAATAGTGACGGGACGAAGACAATGTCCGTTTGGGCTTCGTTCGACCCAAATAACGGCGTTCACGGAAACATCACTATTTCTACTAATTACACCTTGGACAGTATTCCTAGGTCTACACAGATCTCCAGTTTTGAAGGAAATCGAAATCTAGGATCTTTACATACGGTCATCTTTAATCGAAAAGTGAACTCTTTTACGCATCAAGTTTGGTACCGAGTTTTTGGTAGTGACTGGATAGATTTAGGTAAGAACCATACTACTAGCGTATCCTTTACGCCGTCTCTGGACTTAGCAAGGTACTTACCTAAATCCAGTTCCGGAACAATGGATATCTGTATTCGAACCTATAACGGTACGACGCAAATTGGTAGTGACGTCTATTCAAATGGATGGAAGTTTAATATCCCTGATTCAGTACGTCCTACTTTTTCGGGTATCTCTTTAGTGGACACGACTTCAGCGGTTCGACAGATTTTATCAGGGAACACCTTCCTCCAAATTATGTCGAATATTCAAGTCAATTTTAACAATGCTTCCGGTGCTTACGGATCCACTATCCAAGCCTTTCACGCCGAACTCGTAGGTAAGAACCAAGCGGTCAACGAAAACGGCGGCAAGTTGGGTATGATGAACTTTAATGGTAACGCTACCGTAAGAGCATGGGTAACGGACACGCGAGGAAAACAATCGAACGTCCAGGATGTATCTATCAACGTTATAGAATACTATGGACCGTCCATCAATTTTTCTGTTCAACGTACTCGTCAAAATCCTGCCATTATCCAAGCTCTTCGAAATGCTAAGGTCGCACCTATAATGGTAGGTGGTCAACAGAAAAACATCATGCAAATTACCTTCTCCGTAGCGCCTTTGAACACTACTAATTTCACGGAAGATAGAGGTTCGGCGTCAGGGACGTTCACTACTATCTCCCTACTAACTAACTCGTCTGCTAATTTAGCTGGTAGTTACGGGCCGGATAAGTCTTACATAGTTAAAGCTAAAATCCAAGACAGGTTCACGTCAACTGAATTTAGTGCTACGGTAGCTACTGAATCAGTAGTGCTTCATTACGACAAGGACGGTCGATTAGGAGTTGGTAAGATTGTAGAACAGGGAACACCTGGCTCTATTGACGCAAGAGGTAATATCTACGCCGGAGGAGATATCTTTGCTCGTGGAAAACAGATTCAACAGTTCCGTCTTACTAACGCAGACGGAGGCCTAAGTGGTGGAGGTGCTCAATGGGATGCCCCTTGGAATAACCGTGCTACTGAACTTGGATGGCGAAGTAACAAATACGAGGATAATCCTACGGGAACCAGAGGCGGTGAATGGGGACTATTTAGAAATTTCTGGTTAGATACTTGGAAAATGGTTCAGTTCTTCACTACAATGTCCGGGAGGATGTTCCTGCGTACATCGAACGACGGAGGAAGATGGAACCCAGGTCGCTGGAAGGAATTTCTGTTCAAACAGGACTTGGAAAATTATAGTTGGCAAAAGCTAGTTCTCCAAAGTGGTTGGAACCATTATTCAACTTACGGTGACGCCTTTTACACTAAAACGCTCGACGGAGTTGTTCATTTTAAGGGTAACGTATGGAAAGGTTCAACGGACAAAGAAGCCGTAATCGCAATGCTACCTGAAGGATTTAGACCTCGTAGTTCATTGTACCTACAAGCATTGAATAATGACTACGGAAATGCTATTTTGTGTATCTACACAGACGGTCGCCTAGTAGTAAAATCTCAGGTAGATAATAAATGGTTAAATTTAGATAATGTAAGTTTTCTTATTTAATTTGAACTGAAATCATGTTATAATAATTGATAGAAAGGAGGTGAGAACTATGTTAGAACTTACAAAAACTCGACAACTTGTAGCAGAGTTTTCAGTCGGTCAAGGAACTGAAAAGAAACTCGTTAAAACTACAATTATCAATATCGACGCCAACGCCGTTTCGCAAGTATCCGAGACTATGCATGACGCAGACCTTTACGCTGCACATCGTAGAGAACTTCGAGTCGACGAACAAAAATTGCGTGAAACTCGGTACGCAATCGAAGATGAAATTTTAGCTGAACAGTCTAAGGCTGAAGAAGCTGGAGCCGCTGGATAAGGAGGGTTAGGATGATACCAATGTGGCTAAAAGACACGGCCGTCCTAACGACAATTATCACAGCGTGTAGCGGATTGCTTACGGTCTTACTGAATAAGATGTTCGAATGGAAATCGAACAAGGCCAAGGGTGTATTAGAGGAGATCTCTACCACCCTCTGCACTCTTAAAAAACAAGTCGACGGGATCGACCAAACGACAGTAGCAATCAATCACCAAAATGACGTCATACAAGACGGAACTAGAAAGATTCAACGTTACCGTCTTTATCACGACCTAAAAACAGAGGTCATGCGAGGGTATACAACTTTAGACCATTTTAGAGAACTATCTATTTTGTTCGAAAGTTATAAAAACCTTGGCGGAAATGGTGAAGTCGAAGCCTTGTATGAAAAATACAAGGACTTACCAATTAGAGAGGATGAAGATACAAATGAAGCTATCTAATGAACAATACGACGTAGCGAAGCGCACCGTCACCGTAGTAGTCCCAGCAGCGATTGCTTTGATTACTGGTTTAGGTGTCTTGTATAAATTCGATACAAGCGCTATCACTGGAACTATTGCTCTTGTGGCTACCTTTGCAGGTACTGTCCTTGGTGTTTCAAGTAAGAACTACCAAAAGGAACAAGAAGCCGCAGCTGAAAACGATCAGGAGGCCTAATGGGAGTAAATATTGATGAAGGCGTTGCTTGGATGCAAGCCCGCAAGGGTCAAGTAACCTATAGCATGGACTACCGAAACGGTCCAGACTCTTATGACTGTTCAAGTTCAATCTACTACGCTCTACTGAGCGCTGGAGCCGTGTCAGCAGGCTGGGCAGTGAATACTGAATACGAGCACGGTTGGCTAGAAAAGAACGGTTATGAACTTATTAGTGAGAACCAACCTTGGGACGCTCAGCGTGGAGATATCTTCATCTGGGGTCGCAAAGGGTATTCATCAGGCGCCGGCGGTCATACCGGTATGTTCATTGACAGTGATAATATCATTCACTGTAATTGGGCGTATAATGGTATCTCCGTAAATGACCACGATGAACGCTGGCTCGCTGCTGGTCGTCCTTACTACTACGTTTACCGTCTAACGGACGCAGGTAAGCAAGCCGCTGAACCTAAACGTGGTTGGCAAAAAGACGACACTGGTTTTTGGTATGTTCGACCTAATGGAACTTATCCAAAAGGTCAGTTCGAATATATCGAAGACAATAAAGCATGGTTCTACTTCAATGAATCAGGCTACATGTACGCTGAAAAATGGTTACATCATACCGATGGAAATTGGTATTGGTTCGATAAGGACGGCTATATGGCTACGTCCTGGAAGCGAATCGGTGGAGCCTGGTACTTCTTCAACCGCGACGGATCCATGCAAACCGGCTGGATCAAGTATTACGATAATTGGTATTATTGTGATGCTACCAACGGGGACATGAAATCAAGTACGTTCGTTCCTTATAATGGCGGTTACTACATGCTATTAGAAGACGGACGCTTGGCGGACAAAGAAGCGTTCAACGTAGAGCCTGACGGGCTTATCACTACTAAGCAAGGAGGACAAGATGCCTAAAGTAAGTGAAAACGCTGAAGGAAACTTCAAGCTATTGAACGGAGAAAAGATTTATCTCCAACGTAATGAAGAGGGCGAGTGTTACGCATTTTTGAACACTATTGGAACAGCGTATCGAAATGGTACTTACGCAATTGGTCGCAAAATCGTTGAAGGTTTTCGACCTATGCACAATGTACTGATCTCGTGCGCAGTCCTAAAGAACAGTCAAATTTTGCCTAATACAAAACTTGACTTCATTATTTTGACTAGCGGTAATGTCTTAGTGAATGCAGTGAACATGCCTGCGACTGGAACTAAGATCGAACTTGTAGGTCACACGACCTACCTCGTATCGCCAGAGGACTAGCATCTATAAAAAGAGAGGAGGAAGCTCTTTTCTAAATATTGTTTCTTCTTAATCTCGTAAGGTTCAGTCCTTGCGGGATTTTGATTTTACTCTATTTTTAGTCGATTGACAATTTCGTTCAATTTT